TCATGATTGCGTTCCCTGACCACAGGCATACCATTTGACATATCCGCTGACCCAATCATTCCCTCCTACATAAAAACCGGTAGTCGTCATGTTCTTGTCGTTATTTCCATCGAGCAACACTGTTGGCGGTGTCCCGTAAGGACGACCGGTTGGTGTGAGTTGCACATTATAATCAGTATCAGCATAAGGCCTTGAGAGCGTGATACGGCCATATGCACTGGTAAAAGGTCCCGAGAAGCCGCCCTGTTCAAGCCAGCCGTCGGACCATTTCCGATACCAATTGGTGCCGTCGTTATACGTCTCTGTGACATGTTTATGAGCTGCCAACTCATTGGCAAGGCCGGTAATATCGATCAGGCCGGGATCAGTCACTGCATCGAAAGCCTTGATGCAGGGTAACAAGGTCAACGCAGGTGGCTGAACGGTAGCAGATGCACCATAAATCGAATTGGAACGGCCAGCGTCGAAACTAATCGAACCCAGAACGCTCCCGCCTGTCCAGCTGCTTTCGGCAATGGCCTTGTTGGTTAGATTTCCTTTCGATGTCAAAGCCCCCGGATTAGACGTTCCCGCAATCGGCCACTCTCCTCCGAACGTAAATGCCGTGTCTGCCGGAGACGGATTGTTTATCGTACCGGTGATGTTCGGCAACCCCGCCTCAATCTTCTGTCCCGGCGTCATACTACCCTGTGCGAAACGTCCGGCCAGATCCGGCAGATTGAATGTCGTTTCCCCATTTCCGGCACCGAACGTCGTCCCGATAGCGGCAAAGAGTTGAGGCCAGGTTTCCCTTCCCACTTCAGCCCCATCGGCCCTGAGATAGCCTGCCGGGGGTGTTGTCATGGCAAAAAATTCTATGGTTCCGACAGGCGTTCCTCTTTTGGCAATCTCCTGTTCCAGTTCGTCTGTCTTGCTTTCAAACAGGGTCTGGTCAACCTTGTTTTTCATCGTTTCTTCGAGGGTTTCCTGATCAGCTTTGGCTTCTATTTTGTCGCTCAGCACTTTCAGGTCGATTCCGAGTGCCTGACGCGCAGTTTCCTTGTCGGCACTGTCTTCCCCCAGCAGCTCATTCAGGTAATCCCTCAGTCTTCCGAGGGCTTCTTTCATTTCTCCTGTTGTCGTATGAGGTGTTTTCGAACCCGACAAGAGTCCTTTTTCCGGCAGTTTTGTCATCTCTTTCTTTTCTCCATAAAAAAAGACCCCTCTTCACAGAAGAGAGGTCTTAAAAGTTTCAATATTGGACGCAATATGGGCGTCAGTGAAATAATAACGTGCAAAAAAATTTCGGTCAGCTTGAATCTTTCACAATCGTTTACTGGCAAACGGTTTTGACTTACCAGCTTACCTTAATGCCAGCCAGACCACCGACGCTCTTGTAATTGTCTTCCCCTTTCTGCATGCGAACCTGCGCCCATGCATTGGTATTTTTATTTAAAACGACCTCAAACCCGGCCTTTAGCTCGGCGACGTTCTTCGGCAAAGCCGAATCGAAACTTTCGTCCCCGATACGGATCGTCGACGCTTTATTGTTATGCAACCAGTTCAGCTCCGCATAAGGCTGCCAGCGGCTGCCGGCACCGGTACCGTTCCCGAAGAAACGCGCGCCCAGACGGGTCGAAATCCCGTCTTCATGGCTGTTTTCAATGACCGTTCCATTATTTTCAATGACGTCATTACCGTGATAACGGGTGTAGATGACCTGCACCTGAGGCTGGACATAGAAACGGTAATCATTGGTCGACCAGGCGTTGAACGTCCAGCCGCCCTCGACCGATCCACTCCATGCCCGGCTGTTGTACCGCTGTTCGGCCAGCTCGTCACCTTTCACCTTGTTCCTGAACCAGCCGTGCTGTATCCAGCCATCCAGATATGGGCCGTCCGCTCCTGCCTTGCCATCGGCAAACCAGGTGGCATACAGTCCCGCGTTGTAACCGGTCAGGTCACTGTCCGCCCGGTAAGCCTGACCGTCAGTCAGGCTGCGGCTTCGAAGCGTCCCGTAACCGGCCATCGCACCGACACGCCAGTTATTGATATCTTCGGTACTCCGGTAAAAATCACCGCCGACCTGAACCTTGTTGCTCCAGCGCCGCTGCTCGATCTGGCCTGCCGCACGGCCCGTGCCGTAACCGGCTTCCACATAGCTCCAGAAAGCCGGTGCGTTTTTGCTGGCGACCTTGCCTTCAGAGAAGGCACTTTCCCCCATCCGGTCGTGCAGCGTATGCCGGAACATGGTCTGCGCGGCATCGCGGTTAGCCAGATACGCCCCGATTTCCGGACGGATCACAGGCGTCGGATCGTTGCGCGTGGAACGCAGGTACCAATCCCCGTCATCCGGATTGTCGATACTGCCCTTGTAAAGGCGGTAATCGTAAGCCCCTTGAACCACACGGCTGCCCAGATAAAAATTCCCGTCAGACGCGCCGTCGACCTGAACGATCTGGATACCGTTATGCGTATCGGCGCCCAGCCCTCCCTTGTTGTTCACAAGCACCGCTGTCGAACCGGACGTGTTGCCTTCAACAACCAGCTTGTCCGTTGCCGACGTATCGTCGCCCAAAACCGTGTTGAGCATCAATGTGCCCCCACCGGTAAAATTGCCCTGTACCCTGAGAACGTTCCCGACAGCCGCACCGCCGAGGTGGATCGCCCCGCTATTGGTCAGGCCGCCTGCAATCGTCAATGTCCCCGTTGTGGCGCTTCTCAGCAATTCCGACCCGTTTCCGACCGCCAGTGTCCCGAAGTTGAAGACGCTGCCACCGATCGAACCGTAACCGGCCAGTGTGGCCCCTTCGGCAATCCTGACGTCCCCGCTTCCCGACAGTGCACTGGCAGCATTGTCCATGACAAGCGAACCGTGCGTGATTTCAGTGCCACCGCTATGGGCATATTCGGAACTGACGCGGATAATGCCATCGCCTTCCTTGACCAGTTTGCCCGAGCCGCTCATGGCATTCGTGAATGTCCAGTCGCCATCGCTGTGAAGCACAAGATTCCCGTTATTGGCAACCGTCGCCGTTCCCAGCTGGGAACCGGCAGAAGCGGACAACGTCGTGCCCGACCCGATATTGACACTGCCCGAGAAAGCAGAATTGTCTGCCGAGAAATTCATATTGCTGCCATCGGCAAGTGTCACCGCTCCTGCCCCATTCAACCGGTTTGCCAGCGTCCCCTGCGCACCGGAGAACTGAAGCTGTCCTGCCAGACTGATGTCACCCGACCCCAGCCCTTTGGTCGACAACAGTTGGGCAGTTACCCCGCTCTGGATATCCACGGCAGCGGAAAGGTTTTCATTGGCGTTGGCAACGACCAGCGTCCCGCCGGTCAGATGCAGGTTACCCGCTCCGGAAAGGATGCCGTTACTGTTTCCGCCTGCCGTCACCGTCAGTGAACCTCCACCCAGATCGAGTGTCGATCCGTCCTCCCCGTTCAATTCACCAACCGTCTGCGTATGGCCGTTCATATTGACCGTAGCGCTGTTCTTGATGTTCAGCGCGCTGGTCTGGCCGAATACATTGTTCGTGCCCATATTCAGCGTCCCGCTCGCTGCGGTTGTCTGGCCGCCGTAATCGTTGGCGGCATTGACCAGCGTAATGCTATTGTCGTTCGCCCGGAACTCGAAATTGCCCGCCCCGGTCAGTTTCGCACCGAAGTTTGCGTCAGGAGCCGTCGTCGAATCCAGTATCGCGTTCGTCTGGCTTTCCAGCGTCTTCAGGACATAACCACCGAAGAGCCCCGTCATATTGTCGGCCTTCTTGTCCGTAATAACAGCCATATACCCATACGTCGCGCGCAAGTCATCGTTTCCGAAACCGTCCGTCGTCACGACGGTCTTGTCCTGCGGGGCAACACCATCCATCAGGAGTTCCAGCTGGGTTCCCACGGAACTGACCGAATCCGCCCTGACAATGGCAATACTGTTATTCGCGTTGATATCCCCCTGCAGCAAAAGATTGCCGCTTCTGTCCGGTTCCGGATTCAGGGTGCCCCCCACATAATTCACCGTTCCCGGTACCGCTGGAGAATCATCCGCATTCACATCCAGATAACCGACCGTCAGCACATTGACGTTCGTGCCGTTTTTGAGCGTGGTATTCAGTTGGCCACCACCGAAAGTCAGGTTGCCGATCGTCCGGTCTCCATCCATCGTGACGGTCGCGTTTTCGCCCAGATCGAGCGTCGCCTGTGACAGCGCGGCCGTGTTCGCGTCGCCCAGCGTCATGCTCCCCTTGTCGAAATTCATCTTGCCGGTGAAACGGCTGCCTGCGCCGGAAGCGAAATCGAACGTATCCGTTTCAGAACCCATCGCAACCTGCAATTGCCCGTCACCTTCGAGCCGGTTATTGAACGTATAGGCATTCCCGTTCGGACTATCGACCAGCAGGGTTCCCTGCGACGCGATATTGACCGTTCCGCTGCCGGGCGTTCCCGCTCCCGTCAAACGAAGCGTCCCGTCGCTGACCTGCGTACCGCCGTCATACGTATTGTTTCCGGTCAGGGTGAGTGTACCGTTACCGGCCTGTTCCACCTGTCCCGTCCCGCTGATGACACCACCGTAGGCCAGATTGTCACTCCGGTTGAAAACGACACTGCCCGCATTGGCGATATCGCCCGTAATGCTTCCGCCCGTTCCGCCATTGCCGATCGCAAGCGTTCCCGCATTGACCGACGTCGTGCCGGTATAAGTCTGGTCGGCCGTCAGTGTCAGGACGCCATTGCCCTCTTTGCTCATGCTTCCGTTGCCGCTGATGACGCCGCCAAAAGCGATATCGTCGCTCCGGTTGAAAACGACTCCACCGGCATTTGCAATATCGCCGATAATGATGCCGTTTGTTCCGCCATCCCCGATTTGAAGCGTCCCGGCATTCACTTCCGTCCCACCCGTATAGGCGTTGACCCCGGTCAGGGTCAGCGTTCCGTTACCATCCTTCACGAGGTTCCCACTGCCATTGACCACACCGCCGTAAGCGATATCGTCACTCCGGTTGAAAATGACCGAACCTTCATTGGCGATGTTGCCCGCATAACTGCCCGTTGTGCCGCCATTGCCTATCTGCAAGCTTCCCGACGCGACTGTTGTCGCACCCGTAAAGGTATTTTCCCCCGTCAGAGTCAGCGTTCCTCCTGTCAGATCGACCGTTCCCGTATCCCCTGCGATAACACCACCGAAGTCTCCGCCGTTTGAAACCGTCAGATTCCCGCTATTGACGTTCAGGCTACCCGCACCACCCAAAGCCCTGACCGTCTGTGTCTTGCCGTTCATATCCATCGTGGCTCCGGCCGCGATATCCAGCAGGCTGGTATTGCCCAGCGCATGATCAGTACCCAATTGCAGGGTTCCGCTATTGACCGTCGTGCTGCCGGTATAGTCGTTAGTCGTATTGGCGAGGATAATCTTGTCGGTCGCATTGATCGCCAGATTGCCGCTTCCCGTGATCTTGGCCTTCATGTCGTTGGCACCGTCAGGGGTCGTCTCGTCACCCGAGAACGTCAATGTCTGGTTCGCCAGAATATCCAGCTGCGTCAGGCCATAATTGAGATACACACCATCGTTCCCGCTGCCGGTTGTCAAACCGTAATTGTAGGAAGCGTCCGCCACCTTGACGTTGTTTTCGACGACCCCGACCACCTGATTTGCCGCCAGTGCATTGCCGTTCAGGTCGGCCAGCTGGATATTGCTGATATCGCCCGTCACATGACCGGCAGAAATCAGTTTCGACGACACGTTCCCGTCGTCCTGCTGCAACAGCTTGGAACCGCCAGACGCAGGCGGATTGCTTTCCCCTGCCGCCGACATGTCCACCCGTATCTGGCCGCCGTTCAAGGCAAGATTATTCGTGCTGATCGTGCCGTTCGGATTTTCTTCCGGAGTCGTAAAGCCATCCCATGCCAGGCTGCCCCCGTTCAGGTTCAGGTTGCCGATCGCCTGTTCTCCATCCCCGACCGTTGTCACGTTCCCGTTATTCAACTGCAGGGAAGCATTCGCCAGAACCTGCGTATTCGCACCGGACAATCCAAACGAACTCTTGCCAAGCGAGAGCGTTCCGGTAAATCCGTTATTCGCCGCATTACTGAAACTGAACACATCGCTGCCGGAAGCCATCGTCACATTCAGGTCGCCCGCTCCGGACAAGGCATTGTTGAATGCATAATTCCCCGCTTGCGCGTTCAGGTTCAAATCGCCAGCAAGCGAAACGCTGCCATTCCCCAGATTGCCCGGTGTGCTGATATTGGCGCTGCCCGTAACATTCCATGTACCGGAAAAAACCGGATTGCTTACACCCAGCGTGATATTGCTGCCCAGCACGGAAACGGTCGATCCGGCAAAACCGAAAATGGAATTGTCGAAAACCCCGTTATTGAATCCGAGCTGAAGTGTCGTCGTATCGGCCAGCGAGATCGTGCCGGTTCCGGCCGCATTTTCCTGCAGCAAGGCCAGTGTGCCGTTATTGACAACAGTGGTGCCCGCATAAGCGTTCTCCGCTGTCAGGGTCAGCTTTCCGTTGCCTGACTTGTCCAGACTGCCGCTTCCGGTAATCACGCCGCCAAAAGTGATGTCGTCACCGCGGTTGAACGCCAGCTTGCCGTTATTGGTGACATCGCCTGCAATGCTGCCGCTTGTCCCGCCATTGCCCACGGCAAGCGTTCCGGCATTGATCTGTGTACCACCGCCATAAGTATTGTTGCCCGTCAGCGTCAGCGTTCCGGTGCTACTCTTGACCAGATTGCCGTCGCCACTGATCACCCCGCCATACTCCGAACTGTCGCTGCGGTTGAACGCCACCGTGCCACCGGCAACAATATTGCCCGCATAACTGCCGGACGTGCCGCCACTGCCGATCTGCAACAGGCCGGAAGTCTGCGTCGTCGTGCCGGTAAAGGTATTGGCTCCCGACAAAATCAGGTCACCCCCTGCAAGAGTCAACGCCCCTGCATTGCCACTCATGACGCCACTGAAATACCCTCCATTGGAAACCGTCAGATTCCCGCCATTGACGTTCAAACTGCCCGCCCCGACCAGCGAGTCGACCGTTTGCGTCTTGCCATTGATATCCGTGCTGGCACCGTCGGCGATCGTCAGGAGGCTGGTATTGCCCAGTGCATGATCGGTTCCCAATTGCAGCGTACCCGTATTGACCGAGGTATTGCCGGAATAATCGTTATTGGCGTTCGCAAGAATGATCGTGCCGGTCGCGTCAATGGCAAGATTGCCGCTTCCGGTAATCTTCGCCTTCATGTCGTTCGCCCCCGCAGGCGTTGTCGCATCCCCCGACAGAGTCAGCGTCCGGTTGTTTTGCAAATCCAGCTGCGTCAGCCGGTAACTCGTAAACAGCCCGTTATTGCCCGGCGAATCCGACACGCTCGTCAAACCATACGCATAACTGGCAACCGCTACCGTATTACCGTCCTGCTGGACATTCGACTGGACCGTGCCTGAAACCGATCCCGACAAATCCTGCAAGACCAGATTCGAGGCCGAACCCTGTACCGTATTCGCACCGATCAAAAGCTGGTTCGTATTGCCATCATCCTGCTGCAAAAGCGGTTTCGCCGAAATGGCCGACGTGTCCGCATTGACCTGAACCGTTCCCGAGCCCAGATTCAGCACACCCGTCTGGATCACGCCGGTCGGCAAATTCGGGAACCGCAGCAATCCGCCGTTCAACTCCATATTGCCAACCGCCTGCGTCCCCGCCCCGACGTTCGTCGTACTGCCCGCATTCAGCCGCAACGTCGAATTGCCGAGCACCGCCGTATTCGTTCCCGACAAACTGAACGTACCGTCATTCAACTCGACCGTCCCGGCAAACGCCGTGCCTGCCGAACTGGCAAAGTCAAACGTGTTCGTCCCCGAAGCCAGTCCCACCTTCAGCAACCCCGTCCCAAGCAGCGCATTGCCGAAACTGACATTCCCACTTGCAGGACTGTCGATTTCTAGCGTGCCGTTCGCATTCACCGTTGCAGAACCACTGCCCAGCGTCCCGTTTTCCGTCAACACCAGCGTTCCGGCATTCACAACCGTCCCATCGGTATAGCCCTGTACGGTCGGCAACAACAGCGTGCCTGCTCCGTTCTTGACCAGTTTCGCCGTCCCGCTAATGGGTGCTTCCAGCCTCAGCTCTTCTGCATTGCCACTGCTATCGAGCCCGATCGTCGCATTAACGCTCGTCCCTGCATAAGCCGCTTTCAATGCACTGGATGAATTCAGCGTGCCATACCCCGTCAGATTCACCGTTCCGTTCACGGCATTACCCAGCGCAATAGCCGCGGAATCCAGCATCAGCGTGCCGCCTTCCACATCCAGAGAGGTTCCATTGTTGAGATTCAACGTCGCCACCTTCAGCGTCCCGGAATTTTCCCCTTTCAGCGTTGCTCCGCTCTTCAGGTCGAACGTGCCGAACGTCGTCCGCCCATACTTTACCCCGTCAGCCACCGTAAACGTGCCGCCGTTGACTGTCGTATTGACGTTGATATCCGTATCGTAAGCCGTCGAGACCCCGTTATCCCCATAAAAAGCCGTCTCGCCCGTGCCGTTCTGGTTAAGCGTCAGCGTGCCACCGGCAACCAGCGACAGCGGGTCGTAAAAACGGATTGCATTGCCCTGCGACCCGTCAAGGTTGAGCGTATTGGACGTTTCCCAGTAAATCGCATTCGGCGTGCCCGTTCCCTCGACCGGCTTGTAGAAGGCATAAGAGTTGCCCGTATCCAGCGTCCTGTTTTCAGACACGAAAGTCGACCCCTGACGATTCCCCCTGAATACGATATCGCCCGTGTTCGCATTGATATTCAACGACCCTTTACGGATGTAAATCGCCCCGCCCAGCGTCTTGGCGGAGTTATTCGTGAATTCAGCTGCCCCTGCAATATTGGCGGAACCGCCCTGCGCATTCAGGAAAATCGCGCCACCGTATCCACTGCCGTTCAAGGAATAAACATAATTGTTATTGAACGTCGAATGCCCGTTCATAAACAGATTGTAATTGTGAGTACCTGCTTCCCTCGACTGGTTCAAACCGATAGCCCCGCCCTGCGCATTATTGTAGGCCGTGGTTTTCAGGTCATTGACGAAATTGCCGTCAAACGTGGCGTCGCCATTAAACGTAATCGACGTTCCCGTTGTCCCGGCAGAAGCGATAAACCCCATATGAATCGCCCCGCCGCTGGCGCTGCGGTCAGTGTAATGGTTCGGGAAATCCTGCGTCGCCCCCATAATGCTGTAGGTGTAATTGTTCGTGAAACTCGTGTCCCCATTGAACACCAGCGTCCCGTTCCCGCCCCACATATCGATCGCGCCGCCGTAATGACCCGTATGGTTATTATTGAACAGCGTCGTCCCGTTGAAATTCACCGTCGGCGCCGCATCCGGATAAATCGCCATCGCCCCGCTGTAATTGGCCCCCCAGTTCGAATCGAACGTGACATTATTCAAAAAATTCATCGTCCCCGAACTGATCCCGATTGTCCCCGACTGGTCGGCCAGACCATGATTTCCCTTGAAAACGACCCCTTTCGCACCCCCGTCGATATTCGTGACACTGTTCACCCGCTGCGAAATGATCGGGCCATAATTGCCCGAGGCATACAGGTTGAAATTCGTCGGTCCGATATTCTGGAAAGTCGTCCCGTTGAAATCGAAATTCGTCGTAATCCCTGCCGAGCCGATCCAGAAAAGCGAATCTCGCACCCCGGCAAACGTCTGCGTCTCGACCACCGCGTCATTAATCGCCAGAGACCCGTTATTGCGGCTGAAGTAAAAATAAACCCCCGTCGCCGGCCCGAACGTGATCTTGTGCCCGTTCCCGTTGATTTTCAGGTTATTCGTGTTCGTTGAAGCATACGTAAACGCCGTATTCCAGGAAACATCTCCCAGAAGATTCAGGTCGTATTGCCCCTTGCTGAGATACCCGCTGACCAGATCGTCACCAGACTGCACCGAAATCTGACCATAAGCCGGAAAAGCCAAAGAAAGTGCGATCACCACGCACGACGCGGAGGGTAGTTTCATTTTTCAGGAAGTTTGTAGATGGACGAAGCTTTATCTTCGACCTTCCCGATAATGAAGGGCTAGACTTAGGACAAGGAAAGGGGCGGGGCGGGTTGAGGTGGGGCAGGAGAATAGAAAAGGGTTAAATTTATTAAACTACTTAAAAGGTTTTAAATCTCTCGAAAATAAATAATAAAAGAATAAAATACTCACCCAAGTATAATTTTGACAATGCAATAAATTTATTTTGTTTAGCCAAAAATAAAAAATTTAATTTAAATTTCCTAAATACATAGATGTATTATCTCTATTAAAAGCAGGCTCCCATTTCTCATCATTATTATCAATATTATAATGATAAGAAGTAGATGAAAATATTATCTGAGCATCTTTATCTGAAGCTAAATTTTTTAAATTAATCATAAAATTATTAATATCTTCTTCATGAATCTCATGTTGCCTAGGCGTATCCAATATTAAAAAACGGAATTGTCTATTTTTATCATTGAGATATAGCTCAAAAAAAGCAGCGCGAACAGCTAATATTACTCTTACTTTTGTGCTTCCCTTTATAGAATTAATTTTTTCTTTTCCAAATATAATTTTTAGATCATTCTCTACAATTATATCACGAGAAATGTTTTTAGTACCTAATATATCTAACCACTTTATAATAAACTCTTTAAATTTTAATCTTATTTTAGTATATTCAATATCAGAAACACCAACATTTGCAGACATAGAACCTATTAAATCTAATATTTTATCTCTTTCAACAATTTTATTAAAATAAGATGTTTTATATTTATTTACCACCTCAATAGACTTTCGTTCTCGCTCCAACTCAAAGATTTCTTCTGTCAACCTTCCAATCACATCTACCAACGATTTAATATCATCCCTTAATTCGATATTTCTAATCTGCTCTTCTAACTCAGAAATATTACTTTGAATATTATTTAAAAAATTGGATAATTCTTTGATTTTTTCATTAATAAAGTGAGAATTCGACTCAAGATCTTTTATTTGGTCTTTTAAATATAACAAATTCTTTGCATAAGATTCCGAACTCACGGTAAATAATTTGCAATCTATATTACTACATATATCTTTAAAAGAAGCAAACAATTTACGAGATTCTTCATTTAAATTTAATGTATCAATTTCCACTTCAATTTCATTTTTTATTCTTTCTATACCATTAACTCTAGATTGATAGCTATAGATTTGTTTTTGCACATTCTTAACATCAGAATACTTTGAAACTAATAATTCCTCAAGATTATTTAATACGCTTCCCTTTATATCTCGAGTTGTTCTCAATTTACTTAAATCTTCGCGTCTTTTTTCAATTTCATCAGCTAAATACTTTTCTGTTTTATTATCATTTATATTAATTTCAATATTTTCAATCATTCCTCTTATATTTACAATACTTTCATCAAGCATCTTTAATGTTTCATTGAGTTTCAGTAAATTTTTTTTACTATCAAATGAATTTTTTGGCAAAAATCCTAGAGCCAAACGAAACATTTCTGAAAATTGATCCTTAATGAAATTTGCTTGCGCGGTTTTATAATATTCCTGATATCCATAATCTTGGTCAAGATAGAATAATGGTAGAAATGTTGATAAATAAGGTTGTGTTTTTTTATTAGATGTAGAAATAAGATTTGAATATTCAATACCGGCAATATTGAATATAAATTTCGAGTATTCAGACTCAGTGTCAAATTCAATAATTTCATTATCATTTTGAATGACACTCACAAAGAAATTTCTATCAATTACTCTTGTTAAAGAATATATTTTTTCTTTATTTTCAAAGACTAGTGATACAGATTCACATTTTTCTGATATATCTTCACGGAATTTTATAGGATATCCTAAACAAAATACAATAGACAAAATTATAGGCGTTTTACCTCTTCCATTTGGAGCATATAGAAAAGTAATATCACTGCCAAAATTTAATATCTCTGATTTCCACCCATGTTCACCACGCGGATTAACACGTAAGCTTAACAGTTTCATTAAATCCCCAATTCGATTTGTTTCTCAGTTCTGATATTACGATAATTACGTTGGACCATCATTAAAGTAAGAGATAAATTGTTTGTATCTCTTTTTGCGGCATTAAGAACTTTTTTTCCTTTTTTTGTAGAAGAAATTATTTTAGAAATATCATCAATATCAATTAATTCTGCAGCTTCAAGAAAAGTCAATGCTCGAACAGTTCTTATTCTCAAATTAGCAGACCATCCTAAATACTGACTTTTTCCTTTAAATCCAACCAATGTACGTTCAAGGCACTCACCAACTAGTTGTCCGATTTCTGTATAGCGTGGTTTTGATTTTGCTGTAGAAATTATAAGTATCACCATAGCTATGAATGGCAAATGAAAAAGCACCTCGTTACTTAACAAAGAAGATTCTCTATTTTCATACTCTAATGAGCCAAAACTGCTAATATTTAAGTTCTTTGCTAATGAAAAAAATTCATCAAATTTCATCGAGCCTCTCCACGCACCAATACTGAAAAAAATCCTCCAAGAAGTAAACTTACCGTTATTGATTCATCTATTTTTTTATCTAACAAATCAATATGTAGCTCTTCGATTTCTTTTTTCAAGATATCCAGATTATAATAGTTTTGATGCCATTTTTTACAAATTCTAGATAGACTAGCCATCATAAAATTAAACTCAAATTCAGCAATAATATTACGTTTTTCCCTGACCCACACATCCCAATTAACTTTTTGTTCCGCGCAAAAATTGATCATTTCTTCATCAGCACCAGATTCTTTTAACTTCCTATATAAAATCGAAGCATTTTTTAAGGCTTTCGTATCACCACCATTAGATAATGAGTAATAAGCATTCTTTGATATACTTAAAATTGTAAGTAAATCATCTATTCCTATTCCCGCTTTATTATCAAGTTCTACTTCAGAAATATCATTTATTCTTGCAAATGACTTCTTTTCAACAAGATCAATTAAATTTTTAATAATTTTTTCAATTTCTGACTGAGTAAGATCAATTTCACTATAATGATATATAGCACTTCTAGCCTCTTCTGTCAGCCCAGTAGAGTCAGGATCAAGATACGAAACCCCAGGCATAAAAACTAACTTTTTGAGATGTTTCTCAATGACATCAACAGTAATAGGATTTTTTATTTCAAATACATCATTGAAATTATCAACTATGAATTTAAGATGTTTATTTTCAAATGAATCACTTTCTAGTTCACTTATGATGTTTTCAACCGCATCTTTTAGTTGGACATTTGTCATAAATGTTACTTTATTACATGTGTCCTCAAAATTTATTGAATGTATGATTAACCTACCTACAAAGCTATCACGTACACCTTCCAATGTTCTTTTATTTTTTTGTTGTTTTCTCTCATTAAGAGCAAGAATATCCGAAACTGACCATTGATAGTTTCTTTTTGCTTTTGTTTTAACTTGATAGAAATCATATGTAAAATTATCTGCCGATTTTTTTCTAACTACAAAATCATCATGATAATCACAGTACACACGATCAGTGTCTTTTCCATTAAGGATAGATAGGCATGCAATACTTGCCGCGCGAAATTGAGCTCTAAAGCGTGCAATCGTATCTCGCCCATTGTTTTCTCTAGGCTCAATTTCATGCAACTTGATTAGTTTTGTCATATGACAATACAAGTATTTTATGAAGAAAGGTTACTAAAGGCATCTGTTTTGCCCATCACATGTTCTTATAAAGACTAGCATTAAATCTGAACTATTTCTATGATTCATCTGCTATTTTTCTTGTATTTTTACCTATACCGATAACAAACTGTTCAATTTACAAACGTCTTTCTTGCAATAAACTATCCAATCAAGTAAATTCATGAACGGAGCCGTATGGAAGCGGCTCTGGGGGTCTGAATAATCTCCTATTTCCTATCTCGGTTAGCAACCGATACCGTGCTACCGACGTTCGCCAACGTTGCGGTGTAATCTACCGCTTCGTTGGTTGCGGCGGTCGCACATTTTTATGTGCAAAAACAAAATGAAAAAGCTTCCAACAAAACATAATCGTTTTTGTTGATTAGCTCGTAAACACTGGATAGTGGTACTGAATATACCCCTGGCTACTGCGTTTGCGAGTTGATTGCAAACGTTCGTTTGTCCGTCGGTTTGTGACGGGCGGGTGTCTGTGAATAAAATACCTCTCCGGAGGGAATAAGCAGGCAGCGTAGTTAGGACTGTATTCAACGCCCGCCCGACCCCTCGTAAGGTCATAACCTTTAACGGACGAACACCATGCATACCGCCGACACGGACAGTACCGACCCCATTTTCATCGCCGACTTCGGCGAAAGCCCTTCGGTTTTCATCAATGGAAAAGAAGAACCCATCTACCGTTATGCCGTCTGGAGCGAGAAGAAAATAAAGATCATCGAATATGGAGACGATCTGGACTATTTGCGTAAAAAATACGGCTACGACATACGTATTCGGGTTCTGAACTACACGGCATTTCCGGATGAACCGGTCTGATTGACCCGTTTTTCCGCTCAATTCGTCGCTTTGTGAACAACGAATTCCCAGTATTTATGCGGGTTTGCAGACGAAAAACGGTTTTTGTTTAACATTTAATGATAAACTGGATCTGCGGCAGTGGGCTGGTGCGCGATCGTCTATGTCCCAGATTGATCCCCTCTCGCTGTCGCACCCAAAAAACGGTCATGTATGCCGTTTTTATGTCAAACGATCCGCTCAGCCTCATTCCAGATTTCCACTGCATTCCCCTTTGATCAGTGCCTTGCCAGTTTCCGCAATATTTCCGGATGTGTTTCGGCGACACGGAGAAGCGTTTTGGCTGCACCGGACGGATTGCGTTTTCCCTGTTCCCATGCCTGTAATGTGCGGACAGAAACGCCCATCAACTTGGCAAAGGCCGGTTGGGACATGTTGACCTTGTTCCGCGCCCGGGTGATATCGGAAACGACAACAACCGTTTTTCTGGCTGCTTTTTTCTCTTTCATCTGTTTGGCAGATTCCAGAAGATCCTCGCAAAACGCATTCATTTCCTTATCCATTGATAAGCTCCTTCAATTTCAACAGTACATTAGGCGGCAAATTGTCGAATTTGGACTTTGAATAGGCAATCAGTAGCCAGATTTCCCCATCGTCAAGCATATTGTAATAAATCACTCGGGTACCGCCGCTTTTTCCCATACCGCTACGTTTCCACCGGACTTTCCGGACACCAGCGGCACGCGGTACTACATCGCCAGCCAAAGGATTGTTCGCGATCCAGCTGACAAATTCCAGCCTTTCTTCTTCAGTCCATATATTACTGATGTGTTTCTGGAAAATATCGGTTTCAATAACGGTATACATAAGCATAATATACTACTTGGTAGTATAGCAAAAAAGGATTTCCCTAACAGGAGGGCAATTTGGGTATCCGGAAAATCATACCGCGTCAGAATACTTCGGTCAGCTTGTATGTTATCAATCTGTTTTATCAAATAGAGCGATGCAGGCTTTTAAAATTTACTGCTGGTTTGTAAAAAAAGACGCCCCAAAAAAAAGCCATTGCAAAGCCGGTTCCTTTCAGAAATAAAAAAACCACAAATCATCAATGATTTGTGGTTTTGCATTCATGGCATGAGGGGAATTTGCAGCAACCCGAACTATTCCATTAACAGCCTGAATGAATTTGTCTTTTCCTGCAATTACGCAGCATTCCATCCTGTCATATTCATGAGCGCAATGTTGGCCCGGCGTTCAATGTCACATTCACTTGAACAGAATTCATGTGGAACCTGATTGATTTCTATGGTCACAGAGTTGCAATCGCTATTGATAAGTGCGCCGCAGTTATCGCAGACAGCATTGCTCATTTCGTTTGAATTTTTCATTTTTACCTCCTGACACGTGAACATTAAAAAAGCCCCTTTCAAGGGGCTTTTGCTGGCTTACATCGGCTGGATGTTTTTCGCCTGCGGCCCCTTTTGGCCAACGCCCGATTCAAACTTCACTTTCTGGCCTTCTTCGAGAGACTTGAAGCCGCCCGCCTGAATTTCAGAAAAATGAGCAAAAAGATCAGCGCCGTTATTGTCCGGTGTGATGAAACCAAAACCTTTGGAATTATTGAACCACTTGACAGTACCTGTTTCCATTTCGGAATTCCTTAAAAAATAAATGAAGGGCATTTGCCCGGGAGCAAGATAATCAAGGAAGACTGAATGAGACGATGAAGATACTGTGTAAACAGTGCGACGAAGCTGACTGAATCTGGGACTTGAAAATATTGAAGGGTCATCATAACACAGAAATCGGGTTTGACGACTTTTTATTGAGGCTGGCTGTTCTGGATCAATTTTCAATTAGCTGTGCGGAAATCGTTGTAGACTGATTTGTTCTGATGCATGTCTTCACCTTGCACCTCGGAAACTTGTCAGCTTAAAGAAGATTCATTATTATTTAACTGCTGTGTTCGGGAGTGAGCTAATACAAGACCTGAAAAGGAAATAGGCTCGGCCTTTGGTCACTTGGGTTTTAGAACTCCTGACAAGCATGCAGGTGGATAATTCCTCTGTCTGCCTTGTCGGCTTCTGAAATAGAAACTCCGCATCTTCAGTCTGAAGCCTGTTTCCTGTTTTTGCATTCTCCCTATTGGCGCTATCGCCACTCAGAAATATTCCGGTATCCGAAAATTCAAATCGTTCTTGCAACGGCAAAGAACCTGAACGAGTGGGAATAGCACTTTCGCACAAATCTTTTTCAAAATCCTTTTCGGGAAATAAAAAAGCCGCAAATCATTTTCCAATGATTTGCGGCTTTATATTCTGGCGGAGAGAGGGGGATTCGAACCCGCGTTAAGCCGCACGAATACTTGCTTACGCAAGCATATTGCATTAAAGCTGCAATCCTATTTTTTATCCCCGTTTTCAGTTGATAAGATTGTGCATAACATCGGTAACCTGTTGCTTTGCTGCGTTCGCTTTGACGTGCCCGGAAATGAGGCAGATGTACGATATTTTCGTACAACTCAGTTATTGAGAATTTCTCAATAGCTCGACCTTTTTACTGACATCAGCAAAATGGTCTCCACACTCCACTTATTAAGTATTCTTTAACAACTGAACCTGTAAGCAATTTTTACGTGTTCAGTTATTCGGAATTTCCGAAACACTGATCTTCCTGCGACCATTTCTCGCCTATCATTTTAAAGGCTTCTTTTTTTGTGAATCTATTTTCTTCATTTCTTTTGAGGCTGATTTAATGCGTTTTTTTACATCATTGATATTTTCTTCAAGCGGCAGATTTTCAGGCTCTAAACCACCAGACCGCAGCATAACATTTCTGACTTCTGTCCCGACGCTCTTTGCAGTCTGACTTAGATTTTTCAGTCCCTTTACATTATTGTTTTTTATGCGCTCCGTTGTTTGAGTGACTCTGAAAAGATTAGCGGCAAGCTCTGACTTTCCCATGAAATCATACAAAGTTTTGTTTTTTTCGATTGTCATCCCTTTGTAACGAATTAAATCGTTAAGCGACATATTGTATAAGCCTCTGTATCCAGCATCTCTGAAAATGCCGAACTCTCTGGATTGCAGACCTGCTGACATAGCGACACCACTGAGGAATCGTTCCCCATCTTTCAATTCATTTCTGACCTCAATCCGTTCCACGCTGTCATGATGAATAGCTTGTTCAACTAGCGCATCTGCAATTCCAGCCAATACGGTTTTCGCTTGTAATACTTCAGGCTTTCTGGAATCAGCATTCATTGTTATAAGGAAACATGCAAATCGTGTGAGCTTGTATGTGCTTACATCTTTCCCGTCAAATCTATATTTCATTTCCATGAAATTTTCCATAACAGGAACGTTCAATGATGCGCATGCGGAGATGGAGCGGTTGACTACTCTGTTGAACGAAGTCCATGAGTCATACCCTAATTTCTGCATGAATTCATGTGCAATCCAGTACCGAATTCCGTTCTGGTGCGACAAATCTTCAAATTTTTGGATATCAAAATCTTCTTGCATGATATTGTCCACTTAGTTATTAACTTATTTGAGTATAAGGTTTTTCATCCCGTTTTTGGTAGTAATAAATTTACTTTTTCTATTCTCTCCCGACCGCGGAATTCCGCGAACGGAATTAATTCAATCAGTTATAGCAGATTTCACCGCATTATACTGATCAATGCACAGGTTCAAATCCCGGATTGCGGTGTCTCCGTCTCGTCCGACAGCGAGAATACTTTCAGCAGTCGCTGGGTCAAGTTCGGCTCTCGTTTCTCGATCATCAGTGCCGGAATGTCCGGCTTCGGACACGTCGACACACGCACTGGCGGGGACTGACACCCGGACAGTACCGCGATTGATACGAGCAAGCAGATCATCGTATTTTCGTTTTTCATTGTCATTTTCTTTCTTTGTCTGGATCTGCATTTGACTGACTGTCTCTTTCAGATTCCGGTTTTCTTCCATTGCTTTTTCGAGGCGTTCTGTTTCTTGTCGCGCCTGCGATTCATTCATCTGGCTTTCGCTGGCTTCCCATTGCAGATGGCACAGCCAGTAACCGGCTAGGCATCCCGCAATCAATGCAAGGGTTCCTGTAATCAGACAACTTTTTAAACTCATACTTCCCCCATGCACATGCGGTATTCTTTTTCTCTTCGGTTGACCAACCCCGGCAATACTTTTCCGCCAGCCTTGTTCCAGCGCTTTATCTCACGGCACGATCCGGTGTAGTCGCCCGCGTTAAGCCTCCTGACTAAAGTCGAACCACAAAAATTCTTTGCCCCGATGTTGTACGCAAGGGAAACGTAGGCATCAAATTCGTGCTGATACAGTGGGACTTTAATGCACTGGCGTATATCGTCAGCGTGACGGTTCGCGCTGGTCAGCAGTTGAACCAGTGCGCGATCGGGCGTTGTCCTGCTTTTCATGGTCACGCCTTTCGTTTCTCCGTAACCGACAGTCGGCACGCCGACAGCGTCTTTATAGGCCTCACCCCGATATCCTTCGTTCAAAGCGATAGAGACCAAAAGACTGGCGGAAATGCCAAGTGCGCCGACGCCCATACGAAATTTATTTGACATGATCAGCCACCTTTGTGAGGCCAGTTCGTCAGTGCGAACCAGATTGCATAAATCCCAGAGGCTACACTCCCCATCCAGATCACGACCTTTCCGAACCACTTGAGCATCTTAGCCGTGCCTGCACCAGCTCGAAACATTTCTACGAGTTCCGACGTGTCCGCTTTGATCGACTCGATCTGTTCAGATTGCCGTGCGTCATTCGACTTGATCTCTTTGATATCAGCTTCGAGTTTTGCAACCCGTTCTGAAAGTTCGATCATATTTTTTTCCTCAATTCTTCAGGCAACTGTTTGCGATAAAGTTCCGACTCAAAAGCCGTCTTGCAATGATCAGGTTGCCAGAAAAAAATACAGTCAATTACGCAACGCAAAAACCGCCAGCCATTGCCCTCATCGCGCTTGCGCCATGCCGCACTTGATATCGTTTCATCCGCCCAGCCACCGAAAAGCGTATTGACGAGCTGATCGAACGCAATCGGTATTTGTTCAAACCGTCTGCTCATCGTTTACCTCGCCGTAAATAGACTGGTTGCTTTGTTCGATAAAAGTGACCGGTGTGTCAGTGTTACATGATGCCTCCGTTGCCGACTGCCCCCCTGTAATGTCAGGTTCAGGTTCAAACGTGATAACAATCGCCTCCAGCGCTCCCGGCGTTTCGGCGGCATAAATCCGGTTGCGCAAGCCCCATTTCATTTGATAAAGCGCCTCTGCATGATCGATCACCTCCAGCCGCATTGTTTTCAGTTGGGGCAAATTGACGGTATGAAACGTATTGTCATACGCACAGAAATGAACCGTCTCCCGATCCGTTTCTTCCAGCGCCACGATGAGGTTTGAAATATTGCGTGCCGCCGTCTTGTCCGCATTAATCTCGAAACCGGCAGATGAGGTGCAATGGGCTGTTTCTGCCGCTGTTGTAAATGCGGTGTTCAATTCGGCCAGTTTGGCGGCCTTGGCTTCTTCAAATGTCGGTACATAAGGCGCATTGATCTCATCGTATTTCGCTTGCCAGATTTCAACGTAGGAATTGACTTCACTGGTATAGCTGCTGATTTCGTGATTGCTGATTTTCCCATCGTCTGAAACGATTTCAAGGCTGCCTTTTCCACCATGCCATTGCAGTGCGTGCAGTCCGGGTATATGAGTCTTAAAATCACAAATTAAACCAATTCCGTTGACGATAATAGTCTTGTCTGACGGTATGACTGTTACATGATCTTTCATGTTTTTTCCTTTACAGTTTCATAATGAATGCCAATGCATAAAACGGCGGCAACGTCGGGACAGAACCGGATATGCTGTGTGAGTGGGGTAGAGAACCGCCAGTATTTTTTACAGATGCGAACGGAGAGTAACTGGAAGAGCTACTGTCTGTAGTAGCAATATTGGGTCCTATTGCGTCTGCGTAGGCTTGGCCAACGGTATGGTTGTGACTTGGCATCTGATCAACCGTCAGCGTTGTTGCCCCGGTTACTCCATTGATTGACGAAGAGGCTGCCCCGCCGGTTTCACCTACTGCATAACTACCACCTGCGCCAACAATGAATTTATCTCTCATGTCCGGCGTACCGTTTTCGCCATTGCATAATGTCCATCCTGACGGTATCGCATTTGCTGCGCCAGACCACATGCTGATAATTCCAGATGGGATCAGATTCAGCTTCTGGCCGTTCGACCCGAGCAATTCATTGAGATAAAGCAGTAGCTTATTCAGCGTGACCTTGAAATCGCCTTCTGTGATTCCCGTACCCGTGAATTCAATGATTTCCGGTAATTGATTATCCATATTTCCCCTTTTTAGTTTTTCCACATCAATGCTGTTTCATCCGCATTCCACATCAGTTTGCTTTCATCCGGATTCCACATATAATCCGATCCGGAAGAATAAGCGACCATCGCCCACGGGCCGACCGCGATTCCCGCTGCACATACCCGGAAATAAGTTGCATTTCCATAAAGTGCAATACATGAGAAATTCGGCGCAGAACTCTCGCCAGATCGTGTCCATGTCTTCATGTCTGACGACTGTTCAATGTAGTAATACTCCGCCCAGGGCGACGGCTCCCACGACAAAACGGCTCGCTCCGATGCGTTAGGCATCGATCTGACGATCAGTCCGGTCAGAATTGGCCGCATTTGTGTTATCGGCAACTGGGTATGCGTCGTTTCCGGCGGAATGTTTCCAGTATCAGCCAGATGCACCGCGTCGTCTTCACCAACAAGTTCAATCTCAACCTTGTTGACCCCTCTCGGCTTTAATGACAAGGCCCGAGCCGGTTGTCGCCATGTCTCGCCCCATCCGAATGCCGTATGTGTCGGCTCGCTTGTGTCACCGGTTCTGATCGTGAAGTCTGGTTCCGAACCTTCGGCGATGACGCACTGGTTTTCTGCTTCGCCTTGTGTGACGGCTGCTGGACCAAAGACTGACCCGTTCGGCCTGCGAAGTGCGATGTAATGGGTTTCGCCTGCTTTCCACGTCAAAGGCTCTGTGAGCGTCAGAACTCGCGTTTCTGGGTCATATGCCATCACGCTGGCAGACTGCCCCCATTGCGGCATATCGTGTGCAACGATGCACAGATCTCCCATCGTCGGGATAAACCCTTCCATTTCAGTGGACAGGGTAATCACGCGACGCCGGAACCGGTTACATGCAGCCATGTACATGCCTTCACGCCACGCCTGATCCCGGTTTGTGACACCCAGCAATTTCACCGTAACGGGTTTTTCAGCGATGGAATCCGGCATCTTTGCTTTCACCGTTTTCCATTTCCAGATTCGTGCATCGAAATATTCGATATCCACCGCGTCGGCGGTCTCTTCTGTCGGCATCAGGTACTGAACCTTGAATGACCCCTTCACGATATTGCGCATCGTAAACATGCCGGATGGAACGCTTTGCGGCTGGTCACGAATAATGCGAACCATGCCGCCCTGTCTGAACGGTTTGGCGCGCCCTGCCCGTGCTATCGTTGTTAATGCTTCCCATACCGTCGTTTTGGTATCGAAACGGATATCAATGTAATCTCCCCGTCCTGTCCATATCCTGTCCAGCTCATATAACGCTGGCAGATCAATTCGCCCATCGTTCAGTTTCGCGCTGTATTCGGCTTTGCAGGCATCAGCAAATGCCCATGCGATCGATCGGGTGGCCACAGGAGCCGACCATCCTGTTTCAGGATTCCAGACTGGTAATTTGCGAGTAGCAATAACATTGATTTTCCGGCTGGCCTGCTGACTGATATTATTCGTCGCACGGATCCGGACAGCCAGAAGCGTCATACCCGGATAGACCGTTCCGGCATCTTCAAGATACGCCCGAAGCGATGCCCAGCATATTTCATGACCGGCCCTGCTATTCGTGTTTTTCGTGTCTGTACGGGTAATTCTCGCTTCATAACGGCCCGGGGAAACGGTGTATCGGTAACTCCGGCGCTGTGGGGTTGATGTCGCTGCCTTGATGACTTCCGAACCCAATACCGTCCAGTCACTTAAAGCGGTACCGTAATCATCGATCAGACGGGCTTCACAACGAAATGACACGCTCATTTCACTCAACGTGCCGCTATCATTCGCCCAGTACAAACCTCGTGTACAGACAACATCGAATGCCAGCATATTGGCTGTGGTATCCGCTTCGTTGGCGACAAACGCACCAAGTGGCGTACCCGTTAACATTTCCTGTCCGGACACTTCTCCGGACGTTTCGACATTCGCCGGGAAAAGCGTCAATTTCGCGCCCGGTGGGATAACTTCCGTGCTGACTTCGGCAAACTGGTTAATATCCGTATCTTCGATGCGGATTGTCTCGATGTCGTATTCACCCTGCCCGATGCAGAAAAGCTGATACAGATATTGTTCGTTTCCGCTATATTCAACATACGGCGAAGCCGCGAAATCCGGCCACGAAATATGACGGCCGTACTGCACTGGAATTGGCTCACCGATCCGGGCACTGTTGCCTTGTGACGAGACAGAATAGGTCGGACTGGCGGATTCCGTGGATGCAATCGAACCCGACGATGTTTTAGCCGGGATCAGGACGTTGACCAGTGCGGCGCCAACAATACCGATGGCGGCTGTTACGAAAGTGGTCGCAAGCTTCCCGAATTCTAGGGCAGAACCAATAACCCCTCCAACATATGGCGCAAATACCATCACGGCTAACATCAGAATCATGCGCAAAGGGTTGGAACCACCTCCGCCTTGCGGCAAGACAAGGAACTGGACGATATCGGTTTCTGCGATTTCGCGTGTCCAGTATTTGCGAAGAATGACTTCGCCGTTGACCAGACAAATATACGGTTTTGAAATCACAGGTGCCAAATCACAGATTCGGCTTCCATTGACTGCCTTGATTCTTTGCACGTCTTTACCGGGGTTCCACGGATTGTGATGTACAGCGATTATTGACATGTTTTTCCCATAAAAAAACCGCCTTAAAAGGCGGTTATTGCGTGTTAATATTGAAATAAAACAATTAAAAGGCTTTGATCATGAAAAAACTGATTGTCGTTATTTTTCTATCTCTAATTCTTTCAGGATGCACAACATATCGCCCGCAATATGATGCCGACTATGAAAAGGCGGTATCAGCCGTGATTGACAAAAGTTCTGAAACCATCAAGTTTAATGATCATGCTATTTGGCACCCTAATAGATCAACTATCCCAACCGTTTTTCCTATCCCCACCCCAATTGAGGGAAACATGGTTATAACAGACAAAACACTATATTTTCTCGAATGGGATTCTGATTCAAATGCATACAATATTGTAAAGAAACTACCCATTACTGATATTCAGAATGTAAAAATCACGACGTTTGGGTTAAACCGCCAACTCGCAATACAATCTAAAAACAATAATTTCGATCTTTTCTCTTATACATCTCATATCAAAAGAAACGGAGATATGAATATTGAAGTTTTAAATTACATAAACTCCCTCATTAAAAAATCACCGGTGGTGCCAGAACGTCATTAATCCCCATCCGTCCAATGCCAGCGCCTGCCGCGTCTGGCATACAACGCCCATTCCTTGCGCACAGTGCAATACCTTCCCGCCGTCAACATTTACCCACATGCCAATGTGCGATGGGTACCGGTTTCGCTGCATTAAGACAGCATCGCCGTCCTTCGGGTCCGTTACTTCAAACCAGTTTGACCGTTCATCATGCGTTTCCATCGTCGTGATGACTTGCCGAAGATCAAGCGCGTCAACATCGACCGCCGGAACGTCTCGACCGTAATACGTTGCCTGACAATGCCGGAAAAACGCCCAGCAGTCCCATTCTCCGGATACCCACGGCATCCCGATATATTCTGTAATTTGTGCTGGTGTCATGACGATAAGGACGGAAACTGGTCCAGTGTGTAGGTTTTTCTTGGATAAGCCGTTTTCGACAAGTCAGCGAATCCGGCACGTGCTGTGACACGGAAAACGTCTGTCTCAACCGTGTTGATCACCATTGTCATGGGCGGATCGTTTTGTGGGCCGGACGGGTCAGACATCAGGTAAATCCGGTATGTAATCTCGATCAGGTAAGGCGTTCTGACCGCTGCTTCAATGCTGGTCACAATTTCACGACTGACGTTATCGATCGTCAGCACGATTTCGGGCTTTCCGCTTTCTGCGATTTCAGGTAATTCCAGATCGAATGCATACGGCAGGAATTCAACGGCTTCACCAGCGTTTTCAGGAGCTGACGCTTCCAGCGTTCCAGTAAACGACTTGTGGTCACGGACGACACGAAGCGGCTGCGTGAAGGCCGGATGACGCATTTCTATCGTGTAAACGATAATCTCATCATCCGGAGCACTGGCATAGGCCTCTTTGATCGCTTCTTTCAGTGTGGTATCAGTCAAGATATTCCTCCAGTTCTTCAGACGTCATTACCGACATGTCGCGTACTTCAAGCGTGGCAGACACGTTATAAATCCCTTTTGCGGCCAGCTCAACGGTATAAGGACCTACAAACCGGCAATCGGTTTCCGTCATTCCCATACCGTTATCAACCTCCATTACAAACCACGCTGTCCCATCGAATATCGTATGTTTGAACCACGCTTCAAATACCTTGAATTCAAGGCGTTGCATAATCCATTTAACAGATAGTTGCGTCGGCATACTGGCGCTTAACCGGCGCTGCCGTGCTGGCCCGGTCTCCATCTCTGTCCGGACTGTCGCGTTTTGCGGACTGATCTTGTACCCATCCACGGCACATGCCGGAATCATCTTGGGTATGTTAGCCATCAGTACGCCCCCGCTGCACGGCTCGCGCCAAAGTTACGCATGATGGCTTTGGATACAGATCCGTCGTTCTCGATGTCTTTGGTGACAATATTAACGATCATCGCGTTTCCGTCGAAGTCAGCACTTGAAGACGTTATTTCCTGCCTTGTCCCCTCGTTTTTATGATTGATCTGGATGCTCATGCTTCCCCCTCCGCCCAGCATATTGTTCGGAATAATCGTGCCAGATGATGGCGGCGTAAACAGCTCCGGGCCACGTTCGCCGACAAGATAGGTCTGGCCGCCTGATACGGGGCCACCAAGTGCTTTTTTGCCCACATATGGTTTATCACCGAATATTTCGTTATAGGCATATTCAGAACCGGGTCCATCCCCAAATTTGTATTCAAAAACACCACCAAGTGTTTTTCCGAGAACAGACGTTAACCCGTCGGCTAGACTGGAAATCATTTTCTTTGCCTGAATCCTTGCAAGATCAGCAATAATCGAGTTGGCCAGATCACTAAAAGACAGTTTTCCCGTAGTGACGAATTTCACCCAGACGTTTTCCATTTCCCTGAAAGTGTTTGTCAGCGTGTCACCGATAGATTTTCCTGTCTCTTCTGCTTTTTCCCGATAATCCTGCATGGATTTTCCGAGGTTGACCCATGGATCGTTATTCACGTCATATTTTTTCTGGATCAATTCCAGATTGGCCTGTTTCGATGCTTCGCCGATCTGTTTTATTTTTTCGATTTCTGCAGAAAGAACATCAACGTTTTTTTCGCCGATCTCAAGAGTTGTTCGCTTGATGGCTTCCTGTGTTTCAAGATCAACCCTTCTTGCTTCAGTCAGTTTTTGAATTTCAATCGTGCTTTTACCGATCAGGTCTATTTCAAATTGCCGACTTTCGGTTTCGTTATTCCGGCGATACTCAAACTCTTTTATGTCTTTTCTGAATTTCAGGACAACATTCAGCTGACGCTCTTTCTCGATCAGCTCATCCAGATTTTTTGCGGCATCAATGTAATTCTGTTTTTGTGTACCCGTTAATGCGCTTCGCTTCTCTGATGCTCTTTGTGCGTCAGAGAACCGTCCAAAGGTCACATCGAATTCAGCCATTGCCTCTTTTGACGACTTGATTTTTCCTTCAAATTTTTCAAAATTGGCAATGCCATATTCAAGCCCTGCCGTGTCGCGCCCCATTTGATCCCATGCCTTGTCAAACGGGTCTGTATCAATCGCTTTCTTCTCTTTTGGAGCCGCCACCCATGATTTTCCTTTTTCAAGAGGATCACGTGCTGCCTGCGCCTGCCGTCCGTCAGCCGCAAAAGCCATTTTTATACGCTTTCCGACCTTGTCAGCTCGCTCACCAACTTCATCAAGGTTATTTATTATTCGGTTGCCTGCCTTATCCCATCCTTCCGACACCGCTTTTGCTGCTCCCGTCCAATCACCTGATTCCAACAGTGTTCCGCCGTGAGCCAAGCCTGACAAGAGATCAAAGATAGCCCCAAAAATTCCGGTTACGAGTTTGTAAACGCCATAAATTGCAGTCGCAAAGGTCTGCAATATCGTATTAATGGTAGCGATAGAGTACCGAAATATAGAAACAATCTTCGGCCAGCCGTTCTGGAATATTTCAGCAAACTCAGTTAACACAGGCATTACCTGATCTGCCCATGCCCGGCTAAAACCGTCGGCCGTCATTTTTGCTTCATTTTTGAAGGTGCGCATGGCATCCTGATAAGCGGTGACGGCCTCTTGTGTCTCTCCTCCGATGCCGAGATTGTATTCGTTCAGCCTGTCGCTTGCTTTTCCAAGCTCTTCCTCTGTTACACTCAAATACTGATTGATTTCAGACAAGGAGCCAATACCGATTGCTGTGGCCGCCTGATTTCTGTTCCATCCGTCCGTATATTCTTCCAGAACCTCAGATGCACTGGCGATCAGCTCTTCAACAGAGCCATGCGCTACACCGAGTCTGTCCAATTCTTTGACGTTGCTATTCATCGCGGCTTCGGCTTTCGTATAGACAGTTGTGTAGCCGTCCATACCAATACCCATCGCAGACAGTGCAGCTGCCGTTCCAGATGCTTCGTTCGCTGTCATATGCATTGCAGTTTGCAACTTGTTCAATGCATCAACGGACTTGATAACGTCATCTATGCTTTCCGATTTGTAGCTCTCACCCGTAAATAGACCAGCGACAAATTGAAATCCAGCCTTTATCGCATCAATGGCATAGCCGATCACTTTTATAATCGCCCATATCGCGCCAAGTCCGATAGCTGACAGGACAGCACCGATAAGCACGCCAATGGCAACTGCTTTTGCTGTCGCCCATCCATCCATCCGCTGGCTATCATCCTCCATTGCCTTGTTGGCAGAGCTTATCCCCTCCTTTATTGATTTTGTCATTTCCGTACCGATTCCGGCAAAGATTGACTCTCCGAGTTTTTGCGCTGCATTACTAATTGCATCAAATGCAGTCTCTGATTTATCAGCTGCATTTTTAGCGCCATCAGCAACCGCATCGATTTCGTTTTTCATCGACGCAGTTGCCTTTTTTACATCGTTGGCGGCCTTATCTGTCCCATTCCGAAACTTGTCTATTGACACAACAGCTGCCGACCAGCCAGAAGAAGCCGCATCTTTAACCGCATCCATCGCATCGGAAAATGGCCGGTAATTCGCACTGACTGTTGTTGATAAAGTGCCGAGTGACATTTTTTACCTCACGCTACAATAACTTCACCATCAATTCGCAGCTCCGCCGAACCGCCAATAACTTCGTCAACTGCACCGGATTCAGGCATCGCACGAACGTATGCGCCAAAAGATGCAACCTTTCCATTTGGATAAGTCAGTTTGTAATTCAACCGGCTTGCTGCCGCTTTTGAGGCTCTCATGGCGTTCTGTCCAGCATCTTCATAATCCGGGTTGATATCAAAAGATATCGATCCAAAATCTTGAAGTCCCAATCTGATTTCACGTGCTTTAGAACGCAAATGCGTTACATCGACTTCCGCTGCCTGACCGTCAAAACCAGACCAATTTTTTACGTTTGCAACGGATGTATAGGCTTTTTGCAAGGCACTTGCTGCCAAACCTTCAATATCCTTTCCGGTTGTATTGACCTGAATCGCAAAGGTTCCGGCTGTAGCATTGGTTGCGACAAAACTCTGGTTATTTATTTCGCTGGCATTTGCCCCCGTAAATCCGGATAGAGTAACGACCGTTCCATTTTTTACACCTGCAGCTGTGAGAATCGTCGGGTTTCCGACAACGATACCTGTTACAGCTATCGTTGTTCCGGAACCGGTTTCAATTTGTAAATCTGTGCCTTGGGCGGATATTGCCGAACTTTGAGTCATATTTTTCTCCAAAAAAATACCGCCCTAAGGCGGCTTATTTATCTGCTCGTACTACTTTGAGACCTTTAAATTGCTGTGCAATCAGCTTTTCCGTGATTTGGTCAGCGTCCAACTTTTCCTCATTTTTACGGCCGACCCAAAGTGTGAAATCCTCTGGTTTATACGGCTTTCTGACTTTTTTTACATCACGATTGATATTTGCAAGCGTTGCTAACGCCTGTCCGTGTCGCAAATCCTCTGCAAATTCACCGAATGGCTCAAGCATGAAAAATTCTTGCCATTCCAGGATTTCAGCATGTGGGATATGCTCCACTTCCCCGATTGTTTTACCAAGGGCCAGCGCAAGTCGAAATAAAAACCTGCGTTCAGGGTTTGCCCTTAAATGTTTTTTTCGTCGTTAATAAATCCATTCAGTTTCAAAACACGCTGTGTCAGATTGTGAATTAACGTATTTGCACAGTCTCTCATCCGGTCAATATCGCCATCACAAAAAACACGGCTTCCATCGCTATCGACAATCGACGTAACGATCATTTTTGTGCCGAACAGGTCATTGCTTTGATCACCTTCCTTTTTTTCAGACGATAACCCTGAATCCTTTCTGATCTGCGAAATCTCACGTTCAGAAAGTTGTTTTACAAATAAGCCATTAAAACCGTCGATATCGATCTCTTCAGTCTTCGGGCGATACATTTCAAAAAGCGCTTCTTTATTAAACATAAAATTTCCTTTATTCATTGCTCCAAATTGAAAAATCCTGACGATGCCGGTAAAGTTTTGTTTCCGGTTCGTAGGCCGTGCCATCACTCAAAAAAATAACGGTCATATCGCTTTCAAATAAAGCATTCCTGACCGTTTTCTGTAATTCGTTCCTTTCTTTTGGCGTTCTCGCATAAACGTCGATCTGAAAGCGTTTTTTTGAGACGCCCTGATCTCCCATCAAACACGTATCACGCGCTCCGGAAATTTGTGTATAAACAATGTACGGGACACCTTCGCCTACCCCGACGCTGTCATAGATATCAATTCCATCCAATGCAGCGCGTATCACTGACACGATTTTCATTTCAATTGTCATGAATAGCGTCCTGTATTGTTTTTTTCATAGTAGAAAAAACTGCACTTTTGGATGTGTCTATTGCTGGCCTGAAAAAAGGCTTCGCCGCCATCTTGCTTGTCCCAAACTCGACAAAGCCAGCGTGATCACTATCCGAATAAACAGATACGACTGTCCCGTTTTTTGCCGTTTTGATGCTGTCTCGCAATTCGCCAGTATCTGATGGCGCCCTGTTTCTTATTTCTTTTTTAACCGCATCAGCAGACAGAGACACACCAGCAGAAATGCTTTCACGCACCTTTTTCTTCAGTTTGTCGATTTCCCGATTAAGTCGGACAAGGTCTTTATCCATCACTCACCCCTTTTTTGCACATGAGCGTCATCATCGTGTTTTTGTCGGCGTTCAAGATTGCTATCACGTCATAAGTTTCTCCTTCGAATTTAATCCGAATTTTTATATTGATATCCGATCTCTTCCTGATGATGATTCGAGTAGTGACTTCGTTTTTAATGCTCTGCGCTGCAATAAACTCCCGCCCAGTCATGTCTGATACAGAGGCCCATACCGTGCAGTATTCAATCCATTGCAAAGAGGCACCAAATTCATCTTTCACCTCAACCATCTTTTCAATGATGACTCGCCGGTTCAGTTCCCCTGCTCTCATGTCACACCCCGGGATTAATACGGTAATGATTCAAAATGGACTTCGCACCATTCGGTAACTCGCAGGCGGACACACCCACAATGACATCTTCCCTGTTCGTATACAGATGGCCTGTGATGAGCAAAATGGCCGCGTTGATGGCATCGTTTACAATCATCGGATTATTTCCGGCGGTGCCAGTTGCCACCGCCTCATCAAGCATGGCCTGATCATCGTAAACAGTCCGGTTCATATAATCGGTCACAGTCTGTTTCGCGGCAGAGAGATATAACGCCATCATTTCCGAATCGAAGGATTCTGCGCGACAGTGCGCCATCGCCTGGGACAAACTGACGAAAGCCATTATTTACCCTCGTTTTTCTTCTTGCCAGACGTTGCAGGCGCTTTTGATTCAGCCGCTGCCTGTTCCAGTTCTGGCGGGGTTTCTGCCGGGTTTTCTGCGCTGCCTGATGCCTCAAGCGCCCCTAATTCAGCCGCTGCCTGTTCCAGTTCTGGCGGGCATTCTTCGTCTTTTGCAAAGACGGTTGGATAGATGTCACCTGTCTTCACGCCCCGAAACGCTTTTATAAATTTCGCCATGTTTTCACCTATAAAAAAAGCAGGGGGCAAACCCCCTGCGTTACTGATTAAGCGCCCGCCGCAACTTTCAATGCTCGCAGTGGTTGCGGGTCAAGCAAGCCGCCACCGACACGCTTGGTTGTGTAGAAAGAAACGTACGGCTTGTTGGTATATGGATCGCGGAGAACGCGAACACCAATACGGTCAAGGATCATGTAGCCTTTATTAAAGTCACCAAACATGATTGGCAGTGCATTCGCTGCAACGTCTGGCATATCCGGGATTTCAGTGATCGGGAAATTGCATAGTGTGGCCGGTTGTCCGGCGACATAGGACGGCTGCCACAGGTAATTTCCCTGCCCGTCTTTCAATTTTCGGACAAAACCCTGCGTCTTGCGGTTCATGGTGAACCTGGCATTGCCGGTGTAAACGCTCGGCAAGTCATAGATAAGGTCAATAATGCCGTCCGCCGTAATAGCTGTTGCAGAACCACTATTCACAGCCGCAATTGCGCCATAGGGATGTTTCGCCGCATTAGTTCCACCGGTGACATACGTCAGAATGCCGGTCGGTTTATTTGTGCCATTGCCTGATACAAAAGCAGCTCCTTCCTGAAAGGCGAATTCCTGCTGTACTTCTCCTGCAAGCCATGTCTCAATATCGATTTCAGCGTCATCCAGAATCTGCTGTGTTGCTGCTGGATTGGCATAAATCTCACCAGTGGTATATTCCAGTTCTGCGAACGTCGGATTGGATGTCGCTGGACGTGCTGCCGTTTCGCCAACCCATCCGGAAGTGGCTCCCTTCAGGTTAAACAGTTTCTTGAAATTGGCCTTGGATGTCGGTTGTACAAAGCAAATCTGGCGCATTGGTGACACAAGAACCAGCTTGTCAGCAATGGTACGATCCCATTCGCTTGGAGCCAGATAACCGCCTTCATCAGATGCGCCTTTATTCAGGGCCGCCTGAATTTCTCCTTTTTTGAAGTGGGCATTGAAAGCGTCCGTATATTCTGCGTCCCTGACTTTACGTCCGCCGACACTGGCATTTTGAGAAGCAGCAATTTTTACATGTGCGTCCTCGATTTCTTTTTGGAGGCGGTCAATGTCGGCATTGATTCTGTCGACTTTCAGTGCCTGAAGCGCATCATCGTGCCCTTTTTTGAGCGAGTCAATTTGTTTGGTATGCTCTGCCTTGAACGTATCGAAAGCTTTATTGACTTCATCAACAAGCGCCCTGACTTCGGATGTGCCTGCCTCGGCTCGTACGTCGACTAAACCGCGAATAATTTGTACTGTCATTTTTCTGTCCTTTTATGTATAAAAAAACCGCCCAATGAGGCGGTTTTCATTCAGTGTTTGAGTGTTTAGTTTTTCATGCTATGCAACAGTGACTTGATCAGTGCTGTTGCTTCAGTGCCAGCGCACGGCTTGGCAGGTTCGGCAGCGCACGGCGTACCGCTTTCAAAAAGCGACTTCAAAGCTCCCCGACGGGCGCTTCTCGAATATCCCGCCTTCGCCATCGCCGCTTCAATCATTGCGAGTGGTTTCTTCCTTCCGGCTCCTTCGCTGTGGACAGATTCAACGGATATCTTTCCCGTCGCGAAGCCATCTTCTATTGCCTGATCGGCTGATAACCACGTCTCTTTATCCATCATTTCCGAGACAAATTTTTTGTCTAAGCCAGATCTGCTTGCGTAAAGGGATGCCATTGCGTCGTCAAACGGGGTCATGAGTGCGGACGCTTCGGCTAAATCATGGCGGTTTCCAACTGCCACGGCCCAAGCGTTGTGAATCATCAGAAACGCGCCCTCCCCCATCAGAATTTCATCGCCAGCCATCGCAATGACTGAAGCAGCGGACGCCGCAAGACTAAGAACCCGGCAAGTTACTTTTCCCTTGTGCTCTCTCAACTGGTTATAGATAGCGACGCCTTCGAAGAAATTTCCACCCGGTGAATTGATATCGACGACAATATCCGAACCTTCAGCATTGCGGAGAACGGCTGCAATGCGTTTTGCCGTAATTCCCCCGCCTTCCATGTTCTCACCGATAGTATCCAATATCGATATCGTGGCTGCGCTTTCAGTTGCAGATTTAACATCCGGTAACCATCTGTCAACCGCGTCGGGGCGTAAATCAAACTGGGCTGCCGAAAGCTTGAAATCAGACTTTATTTCTGGCAATACAATCAAACTCATTGTTTTCCTTTCTGTGTCATCGGGTTCCTTAATTCGTCCGCCGAAGAATCGTTTGACCGTGGGAGGTCGACTACTTCGCGAACTTCATTAGGAGTCATCCACGGCGCTTGTCCGCCAGCTCCCAACGCTTTGCTAAGGAAGTTTGCCTGTTCCGTCATCGAGCCGCGCAGCAACGCCGCCTCGTTGAACTGAAACTGATACTGCTCCATTTCTTCTTCTGTCAGCAATACTCTGACAAGTGCCTGCTCCCACGCAGTAAACCAGGGCGCTAACGTGTACTGGACAAGAAAAATACCCAGCTGGCTTATCCCGCTGCCCCATGAAGTGTCATCCATCATTAAAAGCGGCCTTGGAACGCCATAAAGTCTGGCCACTTCCTCAATCTGGTGATTACGGTTTTCTATCTGCTGCGCGTCCGCTGCCGTGCTGCTAAATTTGACGACTTTCCCGCCGCCTTCAATAACCATAAATTTCCCGACGTTTTCAGCGCCGGTATAATTTTCCTCCATTGAAGTTTTTATGCGATCGTATGCGGTTTCACTCAGATTATTCGGAAATTCCAGTGCTCCACCAGCCATATTTCCGGTGTTGAATACTCTAGACGCAGCACGTTCTGCATCTTGCGCCAGCTTGATGGCTTCAGCCCCCAATTTAACGGGAGCCAACCCGATTAGTCCGTCTGTCGTAAGTCCCCTGAGATGAAAGACCTCGGACGATTCCAGCCGAACCGTATTACCTGATGGCGTCGTCCAGTCATAATGGACATTCCAATCATCGCTCTGTTTCGGCACACAAGTTCCCAATTTCATCGGGATCATGCAAATTGGACGCCCAGCCGACCGAATCACCCGCGCATAACCGTTACCGGACAAAAGCGCATGAGTTTGCATCATGCTTTTAAATTCAAACGGTGTTTGCCATTTGTTTGGGCGTCTTTTTACAAGCCGATAGGCTGGATGATTTCCAGCAAGCGTTTTGTCTGGTGATGTTGAAATCAGGTTAAGGGGTAATCTACCTATGCTGTTTGAAATGACTGAAATTGCCCGCATGCAAGCCGTATTTTTCAAGGCATCATTGGATGCGCCACCTTTTACCCCGACGCGTAAAAATTCAAGAAACTCAGGGTCGTCTAAAAATTGCGGAGCCGCCAAAGAACCCTCAGCAGAAACTCTTCTTTCCGGCTCTGCCGCAATTGGCTTTTGCCTGAAAAAATCAAGTAATCCCATGCACTTCCCCTAAACGAATCTCAATCCGCGATCTTCATAAACTGATTTTCCGCTCGTTGGATTCATGTTCATGAGTGATACCGCATTAAAAACCGCCATCAGCGGATCAATTTTTGCCTTGCCTGATGCCTGTTTTGTGATCAGAATGGCGTTCCCTCTATCTTCAACCCGGGCATTTCCAACGCACCATGCCATTATTGGCTGGCCTGCGTGGACCAGTTCTCCGCCTGCAACTTTTCTTTCTGTCGTCTTGATCGCGCCGTTCAACTTCCATCCTTGCGGGACTGCCACCATCTGATCAATGCCGAATCCTCTTCCGTCGGATGTCAGTTCATTGATAATGTCGCCGATCCCGGCAGAATCAACACCCAGGAATTTATCCGCTGCCAACAAACCTGTATCCCGCACGTAGCAGATCATGTCTGAAACATCAGAAATATCATCGCCGGGGTTAGTGACTATCGTTAAATCACCCTGCTTTTCAAAGTCCAGTAATGCAGGGGCAATTTCTTTTCGTCTTTCCAGCGCAATCCGGTGCGCCCATGCGTGTACCCACACAAGCCATTTGCGCGTTTCTTTTTCTCGTCCGATAAACGCTAACCCGAGCAGGTCATCAAGACCCCCGCCATCAATACCGCAAACAATTACTTCGCTTCGATTAATCAGGTCATCGAGTGATGTCAGATTTTTGTCTTGTTCGGCCTCCCAAAAATCGGCACCAGCCCACCTGTCCGATTGCAGGTTTAACCCAATCTCGACATTTAAATGTTTTGCCAAAAAACCGCGTAATGATTCCTCGCCTGCTGATTTTGCTTTCTCAAATTCCCGATTCAAAAACTCGACATCTACGGATGCGCCAAGGTTCGGATTTGTAATGTAAAAGTTTTCCGGGTTGAGGTATTGTTTTTCATCCCGCATTTCATTCGGGAACTCATAAAGCACCGGCAGGAATTTATTATCATCAATCTTTCCGTCTCGAACATCCCTTGCGTATTGCAATTTCTGTCTGAACACTCCGGCCGGAGGCGCATCGGATTGTGTCGTGAGGTAAATAACAAACCCTTCGGGACGTGATGCAAGGCCGCCACACGCTTCACGAAGCATGTTTTCAGCATTCGCCCTTTTCCCGAACAACCATAATTCGTCAACCAGTATGCCTATCGCCTTTTTACCGCCAACGGTTTCACTGTCAGCAGCGACCACTTTTAATGTCGCTCCTGTTGTGCGATGGGTGATAGTCCTGATGTGGTCTTGCACCTGAAGCAATGCGCTTAAGTCCTCGTCTGCGCGTACCATATCCCGCGCCGGATAAAAGGAGTTATTCGCAATCTCGACAGTCGGGGCAAGAATAATAAACTCGCCGGACTGACGCCAATTCAAAATCAACGCTGTCAGCATGATTGCGGCGGCATCTGTTGATTTTCCATTCTTCTTGCTGATCAGCATCATGAATTCCTGAATCAGCCGCCTTCCACTTTCAGGATCATATGCGCCAAAAATACTGGAGACGAAATCAGTTACCCACGGTCTGGATACTTCGGCCATTGTCGGCATACCGGGAGCGTCAACCATTCGCAAACTCCCGAATACATTGAGCGCCTCGCTTGCCTCTGATTCAAATAACGGCGAAAAAGGAATAAGCGATTGCCCAGCAACAATTCTTGTTTTCCAGTCATGGCATGCTGTCGTCCATTCCATTGATTACTTCCCAACTATTTTTAAAGACGGCGGCGCTTTCGGGGCAAAACGTCCTGTTGCCACTTTTTTTGCCGTCTCGTCCTTTGCTTCTTTTTTACCGCCATCGTGCGTCTTGGTATGCAGATATTGCGCCGCTGCAATTGCAGCCCTAACTCTCAATGCCGGGTCAACAGCAGGATTGTTCTGAACGATCAGGAGAAATTCAAGCGGATCACGCTTCTTGCCGTCCATCAGTTCAGCAGTGCTGTTTTCAGAATTCAAAACATTTGATGTTTCTTTGTTTTTCGGCTTGCGACCAGCACCCACACGAGCGCCGCCACTTCGCCCTATTGCGCCAGCCATTTGATTTCCTTTTGAAATGGGGGTTTTTTTCTGCGAATGGGAGCCAACGGGGTCTTTCAATCGAAAAAGTTAAAACTTTTCACTCCCCCCCGCCCATTGAAAACTTTGCGTTCTCTTCTTTCTGTTTATCGCTGCTGTGGTGTTTGTCACATAAGGATTGCCAGTTTGAACTATCCCAGAAGAGCGCCTTATCACCCCTGTGAGGTATCTTGTGATCAACAACTGTGGCTTGTCTGACAGTTCCTTCAGCCGTACACATAGCGCACAATGGATTTGCCAGAAGGAATCTTTCCCTTGCCTTTCGCCATGCGTGTCCATATCCTCGGCTTGCCGCGCTCTGGTCGCTTGTTCTCCACGATCCAGGGACGATGCGTGATAGTTTATTCTCCGCTGGCGCTACTTGAGGCTTTAATGATTTCAGGCGAGCCACGATATAGATGTTTGAATTGGTATGCCGGGATGGATTTGAACCATCAGCCGTCAAATTATGAGTTTGAAGCTCTTACCACTTGAGCTACCGGCACATAAAAAAAGCCCCGATTAAGGGGCTATAGGGTCACACTTTTAAAAAACAAAAATACCCGACTGGTTAGGCCGAGCTTTCTGCTATATTAGCTAGTGTCTATCTCAACTAATATAAGGTAATTCTATGTCAAATAATAATTCAGGAAATACTGATAACAAGCCAAGTGATAATAGCAAAACAACACAAGAAAGCACTTCGCAATATAAGCGACAACCTGATACATCAAGAATGGTCTATGATTCCATTGACGGGCTGAAAAAACGCCCTCCATCAGACAAGCAGAAATAGACTACACTGCCATGTATGCAGCACTTGCGATTATTGCAATCAATGGTGAAACGATAGCAAGAATACGAATGTAGTCAAGCGTTTTTGCCATCGTTTCCAACATTGTTGATATCTCATTTATTGCATTTTCGAGAGCAGCTAATCGAATACGTTTAATCTTGCCAGCCTCTATTTCCTCATCGGTATCAGGATCTTTGTAAATTAAAAGCGCGGGACTTGATGACCCCAATTTTCTCTCCTTTGCCATCATGCACCGGCACAGTAGAACAATTGCCAAGATTGCCCAAAGTACTGAGAAAACAAGAAGTCCTGTCGAAATACATCCCCACGTTGATGACCTCAAATCATTAAGCAAAAGTAAAACCGCTCCAGCAGAACCAGAAAGCAGAATATTAAGCAATTTTTCACTGCCACCACGAAGAAACCCGTATGAAACGGTCATCGCTGCCATTGTTTCTTTTGCCTCTTCTGACGCGTATTCAACAATATCGTCTTTTGCTGAATAAAAGGCGTAAAAAGGAATTGAGTCTTTTTTCTTCATCGCATGATTGTGACATAAAAAAAGCCCCCGAATTTCGGAGGCTCACTAAGAATTTAATTTAAAAAAAAGCCCGGTGGGCTGGTACACCCTCCAAGCTTGAAAATTTAGGATATCGTTTTCGCTAAACGCACTAATGCACAATATCTAATTTAGATGCCATTTTACGGCAAAAAGACGCATCTGTAAATATAAACATGGCTTTATTTACAGTTTGTTGACTTCGGTCAATTTTAATGCTGTGTTCAATGTCGTGTATGCTCTGCAACCGCTTCGACAACCAGATCATTCAAGCTCTTCCCGCTTGCCGCTGCCTTGATCGCAACCTCCGCATGCAATTCAGGAGACATCCGGATATTGAAACGGCCTGAATACGACTTGTACGGCTCAATACCCTTTTCTTTGCACATTTCAAGATAGACATCGAGAGACCGCTTCCCTTCTTTTTTCAGCCCATCAATGTCCGATGCGTAAAAATCAGCGCCGCCAGACAAGCCAAGAAATTCACCTCGAAACATTTCAATTTCCGGATCGTACTGGATAACCGCCTTTTGCCCGTCAATGATCATAATATTGTTCAAAGAAATGCCTTATAAGAAATGTTGTATGCTTTCCCAATCCGCTTTGCCATATCCACAGAAATAGGACGAACACCGTTTTCCATTTCTGAAACCCGTGTCTGTTGAATTCCAAGAACGGCCGCCAGTTGTTTTTGTGTAATCTCTTCTCTGGCCCGTAAACCACGTAATGCCATGCCGGGATTAGCGTCTGGAAATACTTCGTCTATTGTGTAAAGCTTATCGCCTTCTTCGTTGACTGGTCGTATATCTGCCAGTTGCAATAGACTTGAAATAGCGTCACATATCTTTGACGCCATTTCTGTCGGTACGGTGAGACTGATTTCAGTCAATCCGTCCGTAATCTGCGTTTTCATGTGTGCCAACATATCGTACCTCTATTAATCTGATTTCTCTATCTGTTACTTTCCATATAGCCACATAGCGTGGCTTCCCCTTATTCAGGTGGCAGTGATATACATCCTTCTTCCCAACAATCTTTCCGAAATGCGGCCATCCTGTTAATTCAGGCCCTCCCGCTGTCAAATCTTTTTCCAGCAAATACAATACATCCCTCATGCTTTTTGGGAGTTTGTCTTTTTGTTTCCGCGCTTTTCCTGTTGTGAGAACTTGCCACATAGAATATTTAAGTAATATATTATTTTTTAGATATTATATATCAATTTTGGATATATTCCAAGAAAGTCGTTTTAATTTTCACCAAGGTAATCAAAATAAAAACCCGCCGAAGCGGGCATAAAATTCATATCGTCCAAAAAATCGTCATCGCTACAACAAATAAAAACCACGACGTACTATCAATTACATGGCTCATTTCGCACCTCGCAGTTTCAAAATGAGTGCGTCACGATGTTTGGCACGGTGAGATAAAGCTGTGATACAGGCCTGCGCGATTTCTTCAATAGTGGAGTCTTTCAGGCCGATATTGGTAGGGTCAGCAATAGCCTTTGCTAAACCATCGTATGGAGATGGGCGCGGCCTAACGCACACTCTTCCGTCATAGTCGATAGAAAGAAGGAAATCATGCTTCCAAATTGACATTGCCAATATTCCGATAAGCACTTCTTCCGGAACATCTACATCAGGACGACTCTTTCCTTTACTGACAGCATCGCGATATTTTTCAAAAAAATCTGATGCCGCTTCTCTTCCTTTTTGAAAGACGTTCTGATTTAGTAAATCAAATTCTGGTTGTTTGTGGTGAAGGTTTGTTTCTCTATCCAATACATCTAGTACCCATCGCCGGAATTCTTTTGCAATGGGTGTCCGGGAAAACATGGCGACAAGGTGTGCGCCTCGTAAACTAAAAACACGCCGTTCAGCCTTTAAATTCGCCGTGCTACCCAAATTGGGTAAGCGAGTCATTTCGTCGGTAAATTCGTCTGAATTTCGGTTGTAAATTTTGGTTACGGCATTTTCGTTGGCATAGCCAAGCGCCGCAGCCAGTTGTGCAGATGAAATGTAAATTCGATTGTTGATAGACTGGACGTTGAATGTAATGCCGCGGAATGCGAGATTAGACATGATATAACTCCGTACAAGTAGTTTGTTTTTCCACCTACCCCCGACCAAGAGGGTGGGCAGACCATGCAGGTTGGTCGACCGGTGTACGGAACCCGGCAAGCCCGAAGGCTTCCCGCATGACCCGCCCATTAAGGAGCCATGCTGTGGACGAAAAAATACCGCACTGGTGGCGGTTCGTCCGCCGTACACATTCGAGCGACCAAGCCCGGCACCATTTTTTGTGGTGCATATGAAGGATAGCTTGATTGTTCTGATTGTGTCAACATAACAACATGATTGAAAAAATTAAAAATTGGTGGCGGGGGAAATACATACCTCCCCCCAAAAACGATCCTGATAGCCAAATTGTCTTTATCAGCCCGGGGCGCTACGAGAGACCGTTTCTGGCAAAGGTTTACGAGTTTATAAAATACAACCTGCCAAACGAAAAAGGCTGGTTCATAAAGCTACTTGTTGGCGGTGCCGTCGCTTTTGCTATCGCTATCGTCAGCAAATCCCTTTGAAATAACCCCTATCTCCAAGCTATCAACATCCCAAAGCAGAAACTTCGCGCCCATCTCGTCCAACATGGAAATCTGGCTTATAACATTTTCTCTTTGTTCTGCTGTTAAAGGTTTGGTAGTCTTGACGATAATAATGTCTCCTGGACTCGCCTTTTTAACCTGATCAATAATTTTTTCCATACTTTTATTAAATTCCTCAATACCAACGTGCAATATGATTGAGAGCATCTCGCACCAGACGGTTATATTGGCTTTCAGATATCCGCAATACCCTTGCGCCGTCCATCCTACATTTTGCCTTTTCTCTCTTTTCGTTTACTGATGCCTTTCCTAGTACGTAAAGCAAAAATGCTTCCCTCTTTTTCTTGGGTACATTTCGAACGATATCTTCCATATCCTCGGCAGCTAGAACGTCAACAGGCGGGACATACTCGCAAACACAGAGATCCCCGCGATCCGGAAGTTTTACAGCGTAACGCATGATGCAAGTGTAAGACTTCGGGTAAAACCTCTTATCCAATCCCCATCTGATCCAGTTATCTAGTTCAGGCTTCAGCATTTTCATTACTTCCAATGTTTTTAATTGTTCGTAATTCTGCATTCAAACCCTCACAAGAAGTGGCCAACAATAAAACCCCAGACAAACCCGCTTGCCATCGACAAAAAAAACAAAATTAAAAGGCCGGATAGAAAATCGATGTTTGTATTTTTTTTATCCATTTCTTACCTTTCAGAATTCTTGCTTAAGTGCATAACTTAAAAGGGCAAGCGCATCGGCATGGTTATCGTCTACTATGTTAAATCCTCGACGTTTTGCCTCGTTTATCATCGCCTCCTTGTCTGCGTTACCCTTCCCTGTCCAATATTTTTTAATGACGCCGACGCCAACCGGATGACATGGTATGTTTCGTGTCACACACAGCATTTCCAGAATCGCCAGATAGCCGCCGTATGCGTGTGCGGCGAGCACCCCTGCATGTGCCTTCACATCTTCAAAATAAACGATGTGCACACCATCCAAAGCCATCTGTGTCCATTCTTTAAATCGTGCCCATCGGATTGCTTGACGTTCTGTTTTCTTCGGTTTGAAATGTTGTGTCCCACCCGTAATCTTCCCGCCCCGCTCATATTTAGCCCATCCAGTTTTGGTGCCGATGTCTATGGCAAGAATGTTCACTTCATTCACAATTTCGCCTTCTCTCGAGAAAATAGTTTTCGGGAAGCCCTACATCTGCAAGTAATTTTTTCGGGGAAATGTCTAAAACTGTGGCGACATTCAAAAACAAGCGGCTAGAAACTTTATATTTTCCTTTTTTGATTCGTGACATGCCACTGGCATCCATCCCCGTCTTTCGCCACAGATCGGAAAAATCTTCACATCCCAGTCTGTTCCGAAGCTTTCGCAGTAACTCAAATTGATCTATCTCTTTCATTTCTGCGGCCTCTTTTCAATCTTTCCTGTTATTTTTATTGGGAATCCACATTCAAAATCTGGATCTATAGTTTTCTGCATGAAACAGAACACATCGAACGCAAATAAAGCTGCGTCGAAAACCCAGTTAGGACACCAATTTCTAACCTCAACTATCGGTGAGTCCGAAAGCGTGCAGTAAACCGGGGCAATAAAACAAAACATTCCGCAGTGGGTAAAATTTTCCTGAATTTCCTGCTCTGTCAGTCTATTAAAAATAGCCATTGCATCCCCTCGCTCTGAATAACCACTCGTCCATTTCTGTGCGTTTAAAATTCACCTGATCGCCGCTATTTCTGATTATTTCCCTCCGGCTGCCTTTTGATAGCCAATGATCTTTTGGAAAGATGTATTTCGGCTTTTTTGCGTCAATGCCGCGCCCTGCTCTGTAAACCGGCGCTACGTTATTTTTTACCGCTCTCCATGACACAACCCGGATTTGATCGCGCACTTCCCGAATTACTGAACGTACAAAGCTTTGCGATCTGTCTAGCTCTTCCGCAATGTCTTTTACTGCCATCGGTTTTTCAGTAAGCAGCGATAAGATGAGTTTTTCTTTTTCTGTCATGCCAGTTCCTTGATTGCTTCTTGCGCCCAGTTAACCGATATTGCCGGCAACGTTTCTCCGTTTGCCTTTCTTGCCATAATTTTCTTGGCCCACGCCAGCCCGGGTTGCTTTTTAAGGATCCCTGACGCGTTGAGATTTTCCAGCTCACGACTTGCCCTCTCTTTGTCTGTCTCGGTTTTCCCGGGTGCCGGCAACGCTTCCATTACAGCCGGAATATCTGGCCATCCGTTTTTTTGCAGCTCTTTCGACAGTGCGTTTTCCCACCGCGTTTTGATGTTTGAATATGTCTGATTCAGCAGGTCATGAGTCATTTTTGAGGCCGCCCAGAATATCGCCGGATGTGACCACTCGCCCTTTTCTCCCTTTCGCCGCGCCTCCATGCCATTAACTGCTTCGTAGTAGGCGACGGTCATGTCCAGTGATGGCCTGCACAATTCGATAAATTCGTTGAGTGTTGGCGGCCATTTCAGTTTCAGCATGGCTTCTACGCCTGATCTCATTTCAACGCTGGTCAGTGTTGCCATACGTGTGCCCCAAAACTCTTTCAGTTTTTGCGGGTCAGTTCCCTGCCACTGATCCGAAAAGCGTTTTCCGAACGTCATCAACATACGGTCAAACAGGTCATCTATCCATTTTTTGGGTAGGGCCTCAGTGGGCCAGTGTGTTGATGTCGATAATGTTGTTGTCATGGTCGTAATCGCCGCGTGATTCGTTGAGTTTGTTTAGCCAGTCTGATGTCGCGCATTGTTTTGTTTTCTCCGGCGGTCGCCAGTCGGACAGGTAGTGTTCGTCCGGCCCGAAGAACGTCGACGGTTGTTTGATGTATTGCGGATGAACTCCGGTAGCACCGACGTAATGCGCATACCGCATTACCCCGTCGATCAACTCATCGGGCGTTACTCCGTCATTGATTCTGGCTTTCCACGCTTTGAATGCAGATGGTTTGTTTGCCCCGGGACGTTTCGGGTAAAGGGAAAAGGCTTGTTCGAATTCATCCGGATAAGCCTGTTTATTTTTTTTGCCCTGTTTTTCAACGTGGGGGACTATAGGGGGTTTATCTTTATTATCTTTTTTATTTATATCTTTATTATTGGGTACAGAAACTTGACTACCCCCTAGTACAGTTTCTTGACTACCTTTAACAAGTTTCTGGACGGGGGGTACAGTTTCTTGACTACCCGTACAGTTTCTTTCTATTGAGCGGTACGTGTTGAATTTGACTCCGTTTTTTATCGTTTCTTTTTTAACGATCAGGCCTTTTTTAACCAACGCTGCCAAGGCATCAATAATCCCCTGTCTGGATGCCCCAAGCGTATCTTGCAAATAGGATATGGAACCGCTGAAGCATCCTTTTGGGTCTTGTGAGTAGTTGTGTATGGCCGCATAAATAAACGCCTGATAACCGCTTAATTTCAGGTCTGTCAGCATCCAGTCGAACACAACGAAATAACAGGTCTTTCGTTCTGGTTCACTCATTTTGTACCCCTTCCCACTTCCAGAACCCCGGACAAAAACCACCACTCCACCGTTTTACGGTGCGCCTCTTCCCAGCGTTCAATGCGTTCCTGTTTATTCAATTTCGATCCCTGATCTATTTCTGAATGACACCCGTTGCATAGGTACGCAACGCGAAAATCGTATGCTTTAATACCTTTCCCTTTACCGTCTCTCAATTGGTTGCTATGAGCCGCGACAACCGTCCCATCGTTGACTTTTCCACAGCAAAAACACATCGGCGAATGCCGGGCCAGATCCAGCAGTTTTTTGTTCCGGTACATCATGAAAATGCCAGGATGTTGTTAACCACGTTTTCAACGTCACCACGGGTCTGGTTGATAAAAATTCTCTTCAATAAAACGTCTATAACCGCGCTGTAGAGGCTTTCGAATTCATCTTCATCCATATTTGCAAAACTGATGCTTTTCGCCCGAAGTTGAACGGATCCATCCATCCTGACAAATGTTTCGAAGTAACCTGCCAAAATAGTGATATCTTCCCGAAACTGCTTAAAATTCTTCTCGGCAATCTGACCGTGATATACAGCTTCCAGTGGTTTCCACGTGTCAAATCCATAGTTCAGCAAAGCGAAGAATTTTCGGAGAAACATGACATTTCTGGCGCGTGTAATTTTTGCCTTGAAGCCTTGCCCGACTTTGTGTTTTTTGAGATAGTCGGCTGAATCAGAATCAGCTGGAACCAGTGCGCCGGTCGGTGTTTTGGTGAGATAAATATCTGTCACACCACCCTCCACACTTTAATGATCCGTGCGTGAGCGAGAGGAGCCTTGGCTTGGCAACATTCGCCAGTCCATTCGATCAGCCATTTTCTTGCTGCCTCACGTGCGATAGCGCCCCATGCGTTGTGATGCCTCGGTTCAGCTATACCCAAGCAACGGCAATGACGCCGGAACTCTTCGAGTACGAATTGCGGCGGACCCTCTTCTTTCCTGATCGCGCAGAACGTTTCCAGAACGTGCAAAATGTGCTCTGACCATCGCTCATTACGCGACAGAACCAGCTTTATCCCTTTGTCTTTCAGTTGTTGACCTGTGAACATGCTTCCTCCGAAAAAGGAACCCCAGCCATGCTATGCTTATGATTCCGCTCAATAACTTTCATGAAAGGGGTTCCTTATGGACAAATACACATATAATGCGGCGAGAGCCATGCTTGACAAATTTCTAGAATCTCAACCTAACGCAACAGAAAAGAAATCCAGTAACTTGTCAGGATCAGAAGCAGCAAAATTCTGCACCGACTTCTTAGAACACTATGCAAATTGGCTAGAGAACACCTCAAAATCTTGGGATTAATTTTGAAATAGCATTCAATTTCAGCATTTGTTTTTCTAGCAAACGCCGGGCTTCTTTAATTTTGTCCGGCGTTTCGCCACACAGAGCCATTTCACACAGCACATCCGTTATCTTTTGGTTCTGATATTCAGTTAATTTCATTTTTATTCCTTACGCTAAAAATTTTTCCATCACTCACCATCTCCATATCCCTCAAGCTGATCTTCCATCCAGTTAGCAGCCATACGCATAGCTGCCGGAAACGCTTTCTGCATTTCTCGGCTAATTGGCATATCGTTGACGTCTGTAATCTTTAATTCACACGCCGTCAGTAACAGGAAAAACTGAAAAAAGCGGTCGTCATTTGTCCAACGGTTAACGGTTGAGTCATCCACCCCGATGCGCTCCGATGCAGTTACTTGCGTTACGTCTGCAAGTCGTTGCAGAAACTCCGCCCTGAGTTTTTGGGCTTTTCTGCGTGTCTTTGCATGTCGTTCTTGAGATACTGTTTCCGTTGTCATTGATTTGTCCGTTTGTGGTTGTCGGCCAGCTCTGGCCATGTGTACATATAGTTGTTTGGGCGCAAATCTTTCCGAGTAACGATGCCATTTGTAACGCGCTCTATTGCAGAGCAATGGTCGGCGGAAATCTTTCGTTTTTTGTCTCTCCAGAAACAAACGGTTTGAGGCGAGACACCAATGGCTTTAGCTAAAGCTGTGGCACTCCCCATGTGACGAATTGCAAGCAAAATATTTTTATCCATAATTTAATTCTACATTTGTAGATTAAATAAATCAACACTTGTGTTTTGTGTTTTTTCTACAAATGTTTAAAGTTCAAATATGAGCCTCGGAAAACAAATAAAAAAATATCGCCAGCAACTGGATTGGACTCTTGAAAAACTAGAGGAAGAGTCTGGCGTCCCGAAAGGGACGATTAGTGCGCTTGAGGTAAGAGATAGCGACCGATCTAAATATGCACCTGAAATAGCGCGAGCTTTCGGCATATCAGTAGATCAGTTAATGGATGAAAATATTGATGCTTCGGAGGCTGTGAATTCTCATGAGAAAAGCAAAGGCGATGACGAACATACCATCCGGCAGTTCAACACTGGCGGAGGCATGGGAAACGGCCTAATCCTGCAAGAACAATCCGGAATTATTGAAAATTTCCGCGTTTCTTCAGCATGGCTTCATGCAAATATTAAAGGCCACTCATCTACCAAAAATCTTTGCATCGTAACTGGATATGGTGAGTCAATGAAACCGCTTTTTAACCCCGGCGATCCTGTTATTGTTGATTTGCAAATAAAAGAATATGTCGGCGAATTCCCTTATTTTTTCCGCATAGAAAACGAGGGATTTATTAAGCGACTTCAACGAGTGCCTGGCGAAGGCTACCGTGTTTTATCTGATAATCCAAAATACGAAACGTGGACAATTAAGCAAGGAATGGACTTTGAGATATTTGGCAAAGTCATCAAAGTATGGAAGAGCGAGGATTTTTGATTGGTTGTGATTGCACAAATTTGATAAGTGCATAAGGCGACAGAAGAGCGAATGAGAGATACCATGTATATAGGGATTGCGAACGTAATCAATGGAACTGAAACGCCTGTCGGTGATGGTAAAACAGGCGCTGAAAGATGTGTGATTGTGTTGGAAGACGGGTCTCAACGTGCCGCAATCTTGAAAAAAGGAACATTAGGGCAAATAAAAGCTGAGTGCTTTTGCGCTCTACTTCTGAGAGCGTTAGGTCTTACAGTTCCTGATCCATACATTGTTTTTTTATCAAGTGAAGAAATTGCTTTTGCAAGTGCAGATTTAACTTATCCTAATTTAAAAAAACACCTCTCTGTTGACTTACTACCTGACGGGCCAGCAAAAGAAGCCGCAATTAACTGTATTTTGGAACTTGTAGCAAAATTTAAAAGTACGCCTCTCGCTTTATCGATTGATGAAGCAATTGATAATCGAGACAGAAATTTAGGAAATATACTGTGGGATGGTGAATCGGAGGCTTGGATTGATCATGCATATTGTCTTGGTGAAGGAGCGCTTGAAGGAATGGAGGACATCAATAAACTTGCCTGTATGATGCAACAATTAGGTATAGAAGAAAGAATTTCTCGATCCGCTATTGGACAGTCATTTGTAATAAGCGGGATATTAAGCGAAGTAATATTAAATGAAGTATCATCCGCTTTATCGGAACATATTAATGTTGAAGATTCAGTTAAGTTTATTTCAAATCGACTCCCAACGTTACAACGTAGAATACTAGATCGATTTCCAAAAAACGATTTATTGGCGGGGTTATGAGCATAAATTCCACCCATCAAAAAGGATTTATACCGTGGAGAGCATTATTTTGGGAGCCAGTTTCAGGAACTGGTGAGCGGATGATGGTCGGGGTTATTTATTGCTTTAATGATGAGTGGAAAACTTCAAGAATATTGCGGGATGATATACTTGACAGCCTGTACGGAAAATCTTCTTCATCAGCTAAAAATATGATTGAATTTGGACTTAGCTTGTATCTTTCGACAGCTAAAGCAACAAATGAAATTAAATTTCTTGACACCCCGATGGCTGGACTGATGCCGGGGCCATATAGAGAAACTGTAGCATCTTCTGAATCAGATATTTTAAGAACTGCCGCCCTGATGCATTCAAGTTTAGCCAAACTTGATATTTTTGATGCCGAAGAAGAGTTTGACTCTCCACAACCTGAAGAAGTAAACAGGCGATTTAGTACGGAAATTCGAGAAAACGTTACCTCTAAACGCCCAGAGCTTCATCAATGGTTCAATAAAGGTAGCCCATTGATAACAAATGGCTCAATAGTTAAATTTGGCTTTTGCTCCCCTTCTGCCTTAATCCATTTCAGTTTGTTGCGCCCTGTAACACAAAGTGCAAGTGTTAAAGACGCACGAGCAAAATTATGGGAACTTTCAAGAGCGTCAGATATTTCGGGAATAAAGAATGCTGCGTTGATTACTGCTATGCCAAACGAAAATGATCCAACTATCGGACCAAAACAACTTGAACAATTACTCAAATATAAAAAAGATATTGAAGATGAGGCTGATGCTGTAAACATGAGATTACATGCTGTTTATAATGTCAACGAAGCTTCAGACAAGTTAATTGAAATGGCCGCAGCATAAATCATTTTAATTTCTGTTTTTACTAAACAACCACCCCACCCCATTGCGGTGGGTTTTTTGTTGCCTGTTTGTTTTCCCTCCCCTAAAGAAATTGATTTGAGTCAAGGATTGTAGATTTTATCTACTTTGTTTTTCTACATTTGTTGACTTTATATTTCTACAAATGTAGAATTACCACATCGACACACACTTTCACAGGTGACAAAGATGGGAACAGTAAGCGAATACAGTTTCACACCAGCAGGCCAAATCAAAAAGCAATTGGTCATCGCTTCGCAGATCAAGTCTCGCTCTGATATGACTTATCAGGACGACATCTTTGCCGAAACGACGCAAATTGCGGTTGCTGACAATCTCATTAGATATCTGACAGATGCGGACGTTTGCAATCTCATCAATGCGGTTCTCGCAGACGATAAAGACAAAGTTTTCTCTTCGGTTGAAAAACTGATTGATGAGTCTGTAAATGCCATTGCCGAATCCGAGCAAAACGACTGATTTCCTCCGATCTGGTTACCGGTTCCATGCCTGAAACCGGACTTTTAAAGGGTGACGAAATGTATAACGAAACAGCTTACGAATATCTCGGCGTTGCGAGCAATGCGATTGTTCAGGCTATTAACTGCCTGACACGCGAAGAAGAAAGACTCATTAAAGAGCAGGAAGAGTCTGCTGTTATTAGAACAAGAAAACAGCTTGATCGGCTCTATGTTTCGCGTGACGAAATCTCGGCAGTTATGGAAGAACAAAAACGGGTGGCGCAATGAGCGACGAAAACAAAAAGTATGAACTCGTTAAAACAGATACCGTTACGACGTCAGGAAGAACACTGTACCGAATCAGGGCTTTGGTTGCTATTGGTTTGCTCGTAGCCCCGGGAGATTTAGGCGGCTACATCGAAAATGTAAATAACCTTTCGGTCTATGGTGATGCTTGGGTCTCTGGTAACGCTTGGGTCTATGGTGATGCTTGGGTCTATGGTGATGCTTGGGTCTATGGTGATGCTCGGGTCTCTGGTAACGCTTGGGTCTATGGTGATGCTCGGGTCTATGGTGATGCTTGGGTCTATGGTGATGCTCGGGTCTATGGTGATGCTTGGGTCTCTGGTAACGCTTGGGTCTATGGTGATGCTCGGGTCTATGGTGATGCTCGGGTCTCTGGTGATGCTTGGGTCTATGGTGATGCTCGGGTCTATGGTGATGCTCGTGTGTCCGGCGATGCTCGTGTGTACGGCGATGCTCGTGTGTACGGCAATGCTCGTGTGTACGGCAATGCTCGTGTGTACGGCGATGCTCTGGTAAAGGAACGTTACGACATCCAATGGTTTTCAAACGTTGGCTCAGAAAGCGGAACTTTAACGGTCTGCAAAGCAAAGCGCGGTTTATTTGTTAGCCGAGGCTGTTTCTCTGGGACGCTCCCTCAATTTAAAAAAGCCGTCAAAGCGAAACACGGTGACAGCAAGATAGGCCGTCATTATGCAACGCTGATTAAGTCTATCGAAATCTGGTTTAGAGAGGAGAAGGCGAAATGAGCAAGGCTACTGAACTTTTATGTGGCATCGGATGGGGCTTGTTTATCGGCTTGTTCTGGATTGCGGGGGTGCTATGGAAAGGTTTGTAAGCGACGCATTCATATTTTTAGTTTTGTTTTCGCCTGTCCTGTTGTCAGGTCTGGGCTGGATAAAGGGGTAAATCAATGAGCATTAGCACAATTATTCTTGGCGAATCAGGCACAGGAAAAACAACCAGCCTTCGCAATTTGAACCCTGATGAAGTTGCGCTTATTCAGGTTATTAAAAAACCGCTTCCGTTTCGTTCTGCTGGCTGGATGCCATATGTGACGGATAGCTGGGAAAAAATTATCAAAGGCATGAATTTAGCTGTTGAGAAAGGCAGAAAAATTATTGTTATTGATGATTTTCAGTATGTTATGGCAAACGAATTCATGCGTCGTTCTCAAGAACGTGGATTCGATAAATTTACTGAAATCGGTAACCACGCATGGGAAATATTCAATGTTGCCGGAACCCTCCCTGATGATGTTCGTGTTTATCTCCTGTCACACACTCAAGAAAGCGATAACGGCACAGTAAAGCTGAAAACCATAGGGAAGATGCTGGACGAGAAGATCACGCCAGAGGGCATGTTCACCATTGTTTTGCGCACTGTCGTTTCAGATGGACAGCACTTTTTCCGCACTCGTAATAGCGGAAATGACACCGTTAAAAGCCCTATCGGATTGTTTGAAACAGACATCATCGATAATGATCTTGCATTCGTCGATAAGGAAATTTGCAATTATTACTCAATAGGAAATCAGTCATGAAATACACACTCGACACACAAGCCGCACGTCAGGCCAACACTACCGGACGCATTACAGAGACTGGCGCATATACCGGTATTTTCACCAAAGCAAAAAAAGTTGTTAGTCAGAAAGGCGTAATTGGAATTGAATTTTCATTTAAAGATGAATTTGATAACTCAGCCGATTATTTGACTGTCTGGACAGTCAGTAAAGATGGCAACCAGACGTATGGTTACAAGCAATTGATGGCGCTTATGACATGTCTGAGATTGAATGAAATTGCGTCACAAAGCGGATTAGTTGAAGAGTATGACTCTGTAGCAAAACAGGCTATTAACGTTTCCGCCGAAGTCTATCCTGCGCTAATGAATAAACAAATTGGTGTTTTGTTACAAGCTGAAGAGTACGAAAAAAGTACAGGAGAAATTGGCCAACGCATGAATTTATTCGGTTTTTTTGATGCTGCCTCTCGTCTGACCGCTGTTGAAATTCTTGACAAAAAGACATCCCCTGAAGTGTTGGACAAAATGCTTGGAAGCATGCAACCCATAAAAAAACTGAAAAACACTAAACAAGCCGGAGTACAAGTAAATTCATCCAATTTTGATAATGAGATTCCGTCCTGGGTGTGACATGACAAGCCTCTACCAACTTACTGCCGAACTTGAAGCCATGCGCCTGAAACTGATTGAAAACGGCGCAGATGAACAGACGATAGCCGACACTCTTGACGGCGAAGCACTGGATTTTGACAACAAGATTTTGGCCTGTGCATACGCGAAGAAAGACCTTGAAGCCATTGCCGAAGGCAGGAAAGAAGCTGTCCGGGAGATGCAGGAATCACTACGTGCAACGGAACGCCAGATTGAACGACTGGATGAATACATGATCACTGCAATGCTGACCGTTGACCGTCTGAACATACCCGGAAAGCATTTCAATGTTGATGTTAAGGGCAAAGCCCAGTCGGTCATTATCGACGATCCGGCATCAATACCACCGTTTTATTATCGGACGCCGGAGCCGAAAGCCCCTACCCCTGTTATTGACAAAAAGGCTATTGCCGACGCTATCAAACAGGGGGCGGTCGTACCCGGTGCAAAGTTGGATAACGGGAAAAGGCTGGTGATCAAATGAAGATTAAAGACTGGCTGATGGATCAGCAGCAAGACGAGCCGATGAGCGAAGATGAGGAATACACGCCCCCAGCGGATGGTGGGGATATAACCACCGCAGTACAGGCTTTTTTAACTTCAAGTGACTGTACAGTTTCCTTTTTAAAAAATGAGTGCTTAACCGGGTATTAGCCTCCGGTTGACATCCCGGAAAGACGGGAACCGATATGAAAGCAGATTGCGAGATTTAGCAGGGTGTGCAACTTGTAGCTGACAGTAGTGAATGCGTTTTAAACAGATAACGATTCCGTCAGCGCAACTTGCAAATTGCAGTCTGCTCCCATGTCGGTAAATGCACAAGTAGTGATTGTGCGCGGATCATTTCCCATGACGCCCAAAACGCTAGCAGGGTTGCCGGAAATGGAAAAAAGACGGAGTACGCGACCCGTACTGAAGAAACGCCGCTTCTTAAAAAGGGAGCAAGTCGGAGATCACTGCCGACACCGACACAAATTAAACAAACAGGAGACATTATGGGTGACAGAGCAAACATTGTGATGAAACAGAATCACAGTAACAGCAATACAGGCGAGATTTATTTTTACACCCACTGGGACGGGTATCAGCTTCCAAAAATTTTACAAGATGCTCTTAAACGCGGACGCAGACGATGGGACGATGAATCATATCTTGCCAGAATCATCTTTTCAGAAATGATTCAAGGCAATCTTGAAGGAGAAAACGGCTACGGGATCAGCGCCTATCTGACAGACAACGAATACGATCTTCTGGTTGTGGATGCCGAAACGCAGACTGTCACTATTCGTAAAGAAAGTGCCGAACCCGGCGAGGGATTTCCGATACCGTTCGAAAAATTTATTAGTTTAGACCTCACAAATGCCCCGTGGGAAATACTTCAGGAACTGAAAGAGGCCGAAGGAATCGGAGACTGATCATGGGGATTAAAGCAATAACTCGTCAGGTTTATTGGTCGGAGCGCCGAAATCGCAAGGAAATAGAAGCAGGAAAGGTAGAGGTATGAGCATGGGGGACATTATATTTTTAACAACGTTACTTTTTGCGGTACTTGGCGCCCTTGCGCTTTCATTACCGGTCAACCGATCATTTCTTTGAGATTATGATGAACGAATTTTTGGATAAATCACGCCCTGCAATGCCGTTAAATCGTTATGTATTTGCTGGGATATTTCAGGGTAGTTGCCCTCGGTGCGGAGGATTTCTTGTAGGTAAAAAAGATTGTGAATGTGGACAACGCATTTTCTGGGAAAAACAAGAAATTCATGTTTGGGATAAGGCGGGAAAGGAATTTTATGAAAACGCCCGAACCTGAATTACTGCCCTCTCCGCATGACGGAAGCAAAGTCAAATTTTGCGACGAATGCGATAGCGGCTGCCACAGAATTATCGGCAATGGCATAGAGATAGACCTACTGCCAACAATTCGTCAAGGCGACAGCTTGGAGAACCGCAGAGCTATATGCGCTGAGCGATGGAACGCCCGCGTTTACCCACCTCGATTTATACCAGAAACTCCGGCGCAGGTTCTGGAATGGCTATGCAGCAATTATCGCTCGTATGAAGCATTTCCAGATCCGCAAGATGACACCTACACTTTAACTGCACACGACATATTAAGCGCATTCTCGTGGTGGGACGAAGATGAATACCCGCCAGAGGTTCAGGCTGCGATTGATCGAAGCAAAAAAGAAAAAGTGAGTCTTATGCCGGGCGGCATTGGTGTATGTCCAAACTGTCTCGCAGATATTCACGATGAAATCACGCATTGCTGTCACTGCGGACAGCGACTGGATTGGAGCGAAGAATGACTAACGATGAAATCTACATCACTCACCCGGTTACCGGTGAATCGATGGATAAATCAATGTGCAAGCGCGTTATTACGCAGCTTTACGAACAACGCGAAGCATTGGAAAAGCAGATCGATGGACTGCATGATCAGATCATGAATTTGCCTTGCTTGGATCAGCCGGGCGTAGAACGTAATAGCCAGATTGCATACAAGACAGGACACAGAGATGCCAGACATGCTGCCGCTGAACTTGTGGCAATGATCGAGGCAGAAACCAAGAATGAATCACCTGCGATTGAAAGAGATATACCTGTTCAACCGAAATTGATTACAGCAACGAGAGAGGATTTCGACGACACCTTTGAATGCCCATCATGCGCAAAGAGATTTAGTTCTTTTGATGAGTTTGATTTTTGTCCTTGGTGCGGTCAGCGGCTGGATTGGAGCGAATGATGGCCTGCAACATTACTAAACGCGACGGCATGACCATCTTCATTTGCGGAAGTGAGTTGCCGCAGTGGGAAGTGTGTGCCGAATGCGGGGATGTCGCCGATATTCTATGCGACTACCCTGTTGGCGACGGCCTGACGTGCGACCGTAATCTATGTGCTGATTGCGCTGTCGAGGTCGCGCCGAACCTGCATTACTGTAAACCGCACTTTGAAATGTGGAAGCAATTCAAAGAATCGGGAGGCGTTCGTGATGTTCTTCAGAACGTCGTTCCATTTTCGAGATTGGATCGTCCATGACTGTAAAAAATTTACAAAAAGAAATCTCTCCGACTGTAAAAGAAATCATTGAGAAATGCAGAGGGTCTGATGAATTCGAGTCATTCGCATTTTTCGGATCCGTTGCACTGGAATTGTGGGCGATAAACCTGCAAATTTTAGATGAAGAAGATGGAAATAAATTACTTGATCATTTCACATCTGAAGTAAAAAAACGCTCTCAAGAACTTAAAGAAATTGCAAAGGCACCAAAATGGCATCAATAAACAGCAATGAAACGGGAATCAAGCCAATTCTAGATGCTTGCTGTGGTTCTCGTATGATGTGGTTCGACAAGCAGAATCCGTTGGCGGTCTTTGCTGACAGTCGGTCAGAATCGCACACGCTATGCGATGGACGAGTTTTGCATATCAATCCAGACGTTCAGCATGATTTTAGAAATATGGATTTTGCGGACGAGTCGTTCAATCTCGTGTGTTTCGACCCGCCACATCTTGTTCACGCAGGTGAAAAATCATGGTTGGGCAAAAAATATGGCGTGTTATCTGGCGATTGGCAAGACGATATCAAACAAGGCTTCGCTGAATGTTTTCGCGTCTTGAAGCCGTTCGGCACTCTTGTTTTTAAATGGTCTGATGAACAGATCAATACGTCAGAAGCGCTGAAGCTGACACCGCACAAACCATTGTTCGGACACCGTCGCGGGAAAACGGTATTTTTAGTTTTTATGAAAGCTTAAATATGGCATCAATAAACAAGGTAATTCTCATAGGCAACTTGGGCCGTGACCCAGAAAATCGCTATTTGCCCAGTGGTGAACAGGTGACCAGTATTGCAGTTGCGACAACAGAAAGCTGGAAAGATAAAACTACCGGCGAGAAACAAAGCCTGACCGAATGGCATCGCATTTCCTTCTTCGGCAAACTGGCTGAAATTGCAGGCCAGTATCTAAAAAAGGTTCGCAGGTCTACATTGAAGGCCGTCTGAGAACGCGTAAATATACCGACAAGGAAGGCATCGACCGTTACGCGACCGAAATCATCGCCGACACTATGCAGATGCTTGGCAGCCGTCAGGATGGGCAGGAAAGCACTGGGCGCAATAAATATGCGGAACAAACAGGCAGAGACGCGCCAAGTCAGCGCCCTGCTCCTATGTCTGATATGGACGACGATATCCCGTTTTGATGAGGGCTATAAGCTTTGAAATGCTATCGAACGATAAAGAAACACGCGCTTGAAACCGGACTGACTGAATCAGCTATCAGAACAAAAATTCAACGCGGGAAATGGATGGAGGGTCGTGTATGGAAACGCGACCCTGATGGAACAATAATGATTGACGTAGAGGGATATAACCAATGGGTGGAAAACGGGAACGGTCTGGTGTTGTCGCCGTGTCAGAAACGTCAATCCAAATCACCTTTACCTTCAAGGGCGTCCTGTGCCGTGAAAGGCTCAAGCTCAAGCCCACTGCCGCTAACTTAAAACGAGCAGAGTTGCACAGGGCAGCGATATTGCATGCTATTTCTATTGGCACGTTTGATTATTCGGTTACCTTCCCAGATTCGCCAAGACGTTTTAAGTTCAGCGAAGAAAAAGGAGACGGACATTTTTTGGAAGATTGGCTTCAAACATGGCTTGACCGCCAAAAGCCACATATCAAAACCAGCACATGGGATGGCTACAGGAAAATTGTCTATAACGTACTGATACCAGAAATTGGAAAAATATATCTGTCTGACTTGCGACGGAACCATGTCCGGAAAATGTGCGACAAGATGACGAGCGTTACAAATAAACGCTTGTCGAATATTCAAAGCGTTTTGCGCTCATCATTACAGAATGCCCTCGACGACGACATATTAGATGCCAACCCATTATACGGGTGGCGTTACAAACGGGCAGAGGCTCCAAAGCCGAATGATCATGTTGACCCGTTCAATAAAGAAGAACAAGCGTCTATTATCGCCGCTTGCAAAGACAGACTTATCAAAAACCTGTTTCAGGCCGCTTTATGGTCAGGGCTGCGAACAAATGAACTTGTCGCATTAAATTGGGATGATATCGACTTGAAACGCGGAGTAATCCGCATCTGGAAAGGTAAGACACAAGCAGCAAAAGTTGCCGAAACACCGAAAACAAAACGAAGCGTCAGGGAAGTGAAGATATTGCTGCCTGCACGTAAAGCACTTTTAGACCAGAAGAAACTGACTTTCTCGCCAGACAAGAATTCACCTGTGTTCATCAACCCAAACACTGGGGACGCATGGACAGGCGACCAGCAAATCAGAAATGCATGGATGTCAATTTTAGAGATTGCGAATATCCGGTATCGTAACCCTTACCAGACGCGGCATACATACGCTTCAATGATGCTATCAGCAGGTGAAACTCCCGTTTGGCTGGCGGGGCAAATGGGACATACTGATGTCAACATGATTTATAAAATCTACGCAAGATGGATACCTGACGCCGCACCGAATGCAGGACAAAGAGCCGTGGAAATATTTGGATAA